GGGGCGGTCCAGCCGCCGGCCACGGCGCGCAGCTGGGGTCCGGGCTGCGGGTCGGGCTCGTCGTCGTAGCAGCCCTTGTCGAGCCAGTTGGCCGGGTACTTCGTGTACTTGGGGTCCTGGCCGAAGCGCTCGCGGGCGTAGGCCTGGGCGGCGTCGACGATGCGCTTGGGATCCACGCCGCGCTCGATGGCGGCGATCCAGGCCTTCTTGGCCGCCTCGCGGTCGCGCTTCTTGGGGTAGTTGCTCCAGAAGGCACCGAAGGCTTCGAGGTGGTAATCCGTCTTCTCGCTGCTGCTCTTGGTCTGGGCCGGGGCTGCGGATGCCTGGGGCTCGGTCGAGCCAGCTGCGGGAGAAGAGTCTTTTAGTAGTTGGTTGTCTGACGGTTGTTGGTGGTTAGGGCGGCGTTCCGTCCGTGACGAACGGACTTTAAGTCCGTGACGAACGGACGCAGAGTCCGTGACATCGGCGGTCACGGACTCTGCGTCCGTGACTGTCACGCCTTCTGAATCCGTGACGGTCACAGACTCTGCGTGCGTGACACGCTTCGAGCGGGACCGCCGTTTCCGCTCGGCAGCCGCGGCCCGGAAGTCGTCTTCCTCCCGCTCGAGGTCGCTCCAGTCCGTTGCCGGCCGGAGCAGGTGCATGGCGAGCGTGTAGCGGGTCCGGCTCTCCGTCATGCCGTCCTTGGCGATGAGTCCGGCTTTCTCCAGCCGCCGCAGGGCGCGCTGGACGGTGGTCCGGTCGTAGCCGGTGCGGTACTGGATGCGGAGCACGGAGGGGTGCGCGTTGGTGCCGGTGGAACTCGCATGCTCAGCAAGCGCCTGAAGGACGTGCCGGGCAGTGGTGTCCGGCTTCCCTTTCTCGGTGTGCGGCATGGGCGCGTGGTCCATGGCCCAGGCGACGGCCTCAGTACTCACGGGTTACTTCCTTCGGGAGGGTGTCTGTGCTGGTCACGGCTGGGTTTGGACAGCCCTCATGGAGGCTCGAACCGGCCTCGATCTCGCCGGTTGGCGTGCCGCCAGTCTACCCCTGGGTGGATAGTCACCCGCAACTCATTCGGCACACACAATGCCCGCTCGCCGAGGTTGGCGGGGTGTGTAGTCACTGCACAGTCGGCTACGCTGTCGACATGACGACGAAGGGGACGCCCGGCCGCATGGTCCGCATCGAGGACGACGTGTGGGCGGACTACGAGAAGGTGTGCAAGGAGAAGGGGCTCGCGCGCGCCGCAGACATTCGCATGTACGTCGTCCGTGAAGTCACCGCTTGGCGCAAGCAGCAGGCCCGCCAGAGCGCTCTCCAGCGTCGGTTCGACAATCTGCACGACTCCGAGTCCTGACATCCCTCTCCCCTCCTCTCCTCCGGGCCCCGCCTTTCGGCGGGGCTTTGTCGTGTGCGGCTACTGGCCGACGGGTGCGGTGCATGCCCGGCAGTAGCCGGCGTCGGGCGGGACGGGCGCGGAGCAGTGGGGGCAGGTCACGCGGCGGCCCGGCTGCCGGTGAGGCGGTAACGGCGGTCGGCGGCGGCGTTGGCGGCCCGGCAGACCTCGCAGGACTCGCCGGCCTGCAGGTGGCGCCGGTACATGCGGGGCTCGCCGCAGACGGGGGTGGACCGCGGCTGCGGCTTGCGCTTGCGGGCGCCGGCCTTCCAGCCGTTCTCCCGCCAGGCGGTGACGGTGGACCGGTCGATGTGGATCCGCTTGCCGATGGTGGTGTCGTCGTGGCCGTGGCCATGGAGGATGCGCGCGGCGTGCATCTTCTCGGCGGTCGTGAGGCGGACCGGCTGACCGTTGAGGGCGTACTCGATGGCGATGTAGTCGAGGTCGGCGGCCTCGTCGTAGGTGGCGGTGGTGGAGGCGTAGAGGCGCTCGCGGGGGCCCGCGCCGACGCGGTTTCCGTTCATGCGGCGGCCTCCAGCGCCTCGGGGTGGCGCAGGAGTTCCTGCTGGATGTGGTTGGTGCTGACGCCGAGGCGTTCGGCGACCTGCTCGTAGCTGAGTCCGCTGATCCGCATGAGTTCGCGGGCGTCGGCGGCGATGTTGGCGCCGCGCTGGGATGCGGCCCCCTTGGCGAGGGCCAGCTGCCGGAAGCGTTCGGTCGGCGCGAGTTGCTTGCGGTCGGCGAGCCACGCGGTGTGGGCGGCCTGGCAGCGGGCGCAGACGGGGATGCCCTCGGTGGTGTGGGTCCACCAGCCGCGGTCGGTGCCGCAGTGCCCGGTCCAGTCCGGGTGGGCGTTCGGGTCGTCGATCTCGTCGTCGTTCCAGGCGCCGGGCGGTGCCCACTTGTTGCGGGCGGCGCGGGCCCGGACGCGAGCGGTGTTGCGGTCGACGGGTGCCGGCTTCGCGGCGAGGATCACGTAAGCGTTGCGGATCTTGTTCGCGAGGCCGTAGCGAATGGTCAGCTGTCCGTTGGCGATGAGCTGGACGCGGGCCTCGCTCGTGGCCGCCTGTTCGGCGATGACTCGGCACGACCAGCCGATGGCGCGAAGGGCCTGGATGCGGCGGCGGCTGCCGACGGCGTCGATGTACTGGCCGCCGCTGGGCTCGACGGACACCGTCATGATCTTGTCGTGGGTGGTGCGTCGGATGGGGTTGCGGCGGCCGAAGGCGATGTCTCGGAGGTTGGAGGCGGACCCGCCGACCGCTACAGCGAGGTCGTTCCAGCCGGTGGTCTGGTGGAGGAGCAGGAGCTGCTGGCGGGCCTGTGTGGCGTCGACCTTGGCGGGGCGGCCGAGCTGCCGCATGACGGTGTTGTGCTTCTTGTGCCGGCGCCGGACGGTGAGGCAGGGCTCGCAGCCGCAGGCCTTCCGGTAGCCGGGGCTGCCGTTGGCGCGGGCGTAGGTTCCGTGCGGCGGGATCGGGCGGCGGCTCACGGCGTCTCCTTCCGGGTCTGGCGGTCGATGTGCTGGCAGTCGGCGAGGAGGTGGTCGTCGCGGCCGGGCTGGTTGTCGGGTGCGGCGGGGATGCTGCGGCGGGCGGCGCGCCGGAGTTGGCGGTGCTGCCAGGCGACGGGGATGACCATGGCGGCCATGACGGCGAGGTAGGTGATGGCGCGCATCAGGCGGCCCTCCGCTGCTGGATGCGGGCGGCCTGCCGGGCCTGGATATACGCCCGCCCCGCGCGGGTAAGGACGTAGACGTTGACCTTCTTGCCGTGCGCCTTCGGGTTGATCGACGTCTCCTCCCCGACCTTGCGGAGCAGGGCGGGCTCATTCGGGTGGAGGGCGTCATGGCCGGTCAGGGCGGCGAAGTACAGGCCGGCTTTGCGGCAGTCGTCCTCGGGGGCCAGGAGCCGTATGTCGTTCATTCCGAACGGGTGGCCGGAGTCGGCAAGGTGGAGGACGGCCTGGTCGAGCACGGCGGTCGTCCACTGGGACACAGTGGGCGCGAGGGCGGCGAGGATGCGGTCGGCGCGGGCCTTGGCTTGGGCGGGAGTCAGGTTCACGTGTTCTCCTTGGAGTTGCCGGGGCCCGGCCCTCTTGGGGTGGGCCGGGCCCCGTCGGTGACTGATCAGTCGACGAGTTCGCCCTCGATGGGCCCGTCGTCGTCGGTGGGGTCGGCGTCGTCCAGGGCGGACGGCTGCGGCATCTGCGGGGCGCCGACCATGGACGGGGCGGCGGCCAGCTCTCCGGCGACAGCGGCCTGGGCGCGGAGCTGCTCGCGCATGTACTCGGCCGAGGTCGGCACCCACTTGGCGAGCTGGCGGACCGCGGACTTGAGCCACATGGATTCCTCGTTGGTGTTCCACGGGCTGTAGTCGGAGTCCTTGGAGTCGGACTTGGCCCGGATCTCCATGACGCGCTGCCGGTTGAGGACGACGACCTTGGAGACGGCGCCGTCCTTCATGACGGCGTAGGCGTACACGCCGACGAGGGGGCCGCGGTCGGCGCCGAACCAGTCGATCTCGTGGACGGGGCGGTCGTCGCGGCCGGGCACGTAGCGGAAGGTGTCGCGTTCGCGGACGGCTTCGACGATGACGGTGGAGACGGCGCCGGCCCGGTAGATGAGTTCGACGATGCCCTGGTAGCCGACGATCCCCTTGATGATCAGCTTGTAGCCGTGGGCCTTGCTCTTGCGGGGGGTCAGGTAGAACTGCTCGGTGCCGGGCTCCAGGCCGAGGCGGGCGGCGGTCTTCAGCTCCCGCAGGAAGACGCCGACGTCGTTGCGGGCGGCCTGCTCGAGGTCCTTGTTGCCGCGGATGGCGCCGACGGCGAGGCGGATCCACTGGTCGGCGTTGACGTGTGAAGGGACGAGGGCGGCGTACTCGTCGCGGTACTGCTCGATCTGTGCGGCGGGCCCGTTGTCGCGCTTCTCGATGGCGTTGCTGATCTGGCTCACGCTGCGTCCTTACTGCTGGTGTACGGGTTGAGGGAGTAGGTGTGGCCGTCGCGGACGATGCGGTAGGCGATGCGCCGGTCTCCGCAGACGGCCCGCTTGGCGTCGCCGATGAGGTCGAGGACTTCGCCGCGGACCTGGGTGAGGTCGGCGGATGCGGCGGCCAGGTCGGTGTAGGCGGCGTCCCAGCGGGCGACGAGGTCAGCGGGGATCTCGACATCGCGGTCCTCGAGACCGTCCGGCTGGACGCGGAGGGTCTGGTAGGTGTCCGTGGCTCCGTCGATGGGCGGTCGGTTGCCCTGGCGGACGTCGTCGAGGAAGCGTTCGGCGGCGTCGCGCAGGATGCGGGCCTCGGCCGGGTCGTACTCGATGACGTACTCGCGGTAGTCGTAGGGCAGGATCAGGACCGCGAGCCGGGCCGGGGCGTGCAGGCCGAGGGTGTCCTGCTGCCACAGCACCTGGCACCGGTAGTGGATGGGGAGTTCGTCGCTTCCGTCCGGTCCCCAGCCGTCGGGGTGGGCGGCCGTCTTGATCTCGACGATGCTGTCGTCCCATAGGCGGTCGGGGGTGGCGCGCTGCCAGCCGCGGTCTTGGTGCTTCCAGGTGCCGGTGTGCAGGAGCGGGTGTTCGGGGTGGCGTTCGGCGAACTCCTCGGCGACGTCGTCCTCGAAGCGCACGCCCCACCGCATTTCCGGCGACGGCTCAAACGGGGCGGTGGGCAGGCCGGCTTTCTTGTGCCAGAGGGTGAAGCGGGACGTCCACGGGGAGAGGCCGACGACTGCGGCGATCTCGGTGGCGGTGATGCACAGGCCCTTGCGGGCCTCGTTCCACTCCGGGGTGCCGGGGGTGAAGCGCCCGAGGAGGATGCCGTCGGGGGCGGTTGCGGTCGTCACGCTGCCGCCTCGCCCCGGACGATGCGCTGGAGGTGCTCGACGCCGGCGGGGTCGTACTGGATGGCGGTGACGGCGGCGACGTACTCGGGGAAGCTGGCGGCGAGCTTGTCGAGGTTGGCCTCGTCGGCGGTGCCCATTGCGCTGAGGAGGGCGGTGGTGAAGCTGCCCGCCTGGTAGCCGCCGGCGCGGCCGTAGTGGAAGAGGACGTGCGCGGCGACGTCCGGGGTGATGGTGGCGTTGCTGGTGCTCATGTGGGGCTCCAGGAGGGTGCGAGGGATGGGTGGGCCCGCCGTTCGGGCGAGGGGAGGTGCCGTGAACGGCGGGCCCTGGGATGCCGCGGCGTGGGGGCGCGCGCGGCTGGCTGTGGGGTCAGGCGGTGGTCTCGGCCGGCTGCGGCTTGATGGCCTTCCACTCGTCGGCCTCGGCGTCGTAGACCACGAACGCGTTGTCGTCGACCCGGAAGTTGATCCCGGCCTGCTTCGCGTCGGTCAGCGCGCGGGCCAGGCGGACCGCCCACTTGCGGGGCTCCTCCGCCATCTGCTTGGCGACGCGCGCCTCATGGTCGTCCTGCCACTTCTGCGGGTTGAAGCCGGACTTCTCGGCGAGGTCCCACGCCCACTCGCCGAGCTCGCCGGAGTCGAGCTGCTCTGCCGTGTCGTCGACGACGGCCTGGGCGGCGCGCGGGTCGACCTGGGCGAGCGCATCCAGGTAGCGGTAGGCCTGCCAGTCAGAGACGCTCGCCTGGATATGGGCGAACCAGGCCTCGCGGTCGTCGTCGTAATCGGAGTTGAACGTGTCAGACGTCGACTTGAGGACGCCGCGGAGGAGTTCGGCGGCGGTCTCCTGCAAGTCCCGGGTGGCCTCGTAACGGGACGTCTCGGCCTGCGGCAGGTCCTCCATGGCGGCGCCCTTCGACCCGGCGGCGAGGGTCCAGCGCCAGGCGTCGAAGGCGGTCGCGAACGACTCCGTCTTGGCGGGTCCGAGTCCGGCGTAGCGGGCGGGCATCACGGCTCCGATGAAGTCCTCGCCGAAGAGGAGGGCGGCCTTCATGTCTGCGGTGAGGCGGACGCGGAGAATGTCACCCGTGTCGAAGCGGGCGAGGTACCTGGAGTTCAGGCAGGGGAAGGGCTCGCCCTCGACGCTTTTCTCGGCGAGGGTACGGAGGATGCCCCGCCAGTCGGGGAAGTCGAGGGTCGCGTCCACGAGCACGTTGACCTCGGTCTTGTCGGCCTTGAAGGCGAGCCGCCCGTCGACGAGCTCAAGCCGGATCCAGTCGGCACCCTTCATGCCGCGGAGCCACTCGCGGACGGTTTCGACCTGGGCGGCGGGCAGGAGGGCGGCGAACGGCTCCTGGCTGAGGTCGTCGTGCAGGAGGCTGTAGCGGGCGACAGCGAGGGTGTACCGGTCGGACGCGAAAGCGTGCAGGTAGCGGGCGTCGACGTCGAAGCGGATGCCGTGGAGAACCTCCACGCGCTCGCTGGCCACGTGGCTGCTGGTCTTGTCGATGAGTCGACCGAGCTGGTGGGCGTTGATGGTGACGGACAAGGTGATCCTCCGTGGGATGCTGGTGTCGGATCCCCGGGCGTCTGTCGCGCTCGGGGCTTCGTTTTGGGCCGCCGCCTCGCCAGCCGGGCGGTCATCTGGCGAGGCGGCGGGGTCAGGGCTGCACGGCCCAGGCGGGCACGTGCGCGGGGTTCGCCATCGGCAACTGGTGCAGCGGGACGGGCGTGGCGCACATCTGGCGGATCTGCTCGCCGGGGATCTCCTGCGTCTTCGCGACGACGTGCTCGGCGAGGACGCCGATGGTCAGGCGGTGTTCCAGGTCGGCGATCTGCTGCTCGAGCCCGCGGACTGTCTCCGCATGCCGCTCGTCGATGCGGGCGACGGTGTCGGTGTGCTCGCGTTCCTGGTCGTCGAGCTGGACGCCGAGTCCCTTGATGAGGGCGTTGGCGCCGCCGAGGAGGAACTTGAGGCGCTCCACCTCGTCTGCCGCGCGGTGCTTGCGGGCGGGTCGGGTACGGCGGGTGGGCAGCCGGTCGATGATGCTCACGACGCGGCCCTCCGGTGCTCGCACTTTCCCGTCAGGCAGGGCTCGGCGCGCCGCCTCCACTGGTCGTGGCCGACGAGTTCGTGCCGGTAGCCCTCGGCTGCCTCACGGCGGCGGTCGCGGACTCGTGGGGTGAACTGCTTGTGGGCGTCCTCCACGAGCGGCCCGACGTACTCGCCGAGCGCCGAGCCCTCGACGCAGCCGGCCGGGTTGATGCGGATCCAGAACTTGCGGGCCGCGAGCTGCTCGGCGCGGATTGCCTTCACGCAGTCGTCGTGACCGATGGCGCGGAGCACCCAGGATCGGTTGGCGGCCATCTCTCGGCAGTCCACGCAGGCGGTCAGGTTGTCGCTCACGGCCCCTCCAGTCCGGTGCGGTCGATGTAGCCGGCGGTGTCGCTGGCGCGGAAGCCGGCGGCGGTGCGGAGTCGGTGGTTGAGGTTGCGGGCCTCGTCGAGGGCGCGCTTCTGGGCGGTGATGTGGTGTCCGGCCCGGCGGATGTAGAGGCGGACAGCCGCGTTGAACAGGCCCGCGATCGGCGACAGGTACGGCGCCGGGGCGGTCACGAGGCGGTCTCGCTGAGCTGGTTGAGGAACGTCTCGTACTCGTCGGGCTCGTCGGTGGCGGTCGGGCGGCCGAGCCAGGCGGCGATGCCGGGGACGACGAGGACCGGCGGCAGCGCGGCCATGTCGGCAGGCATCACGCCTCCTTCGGCGTGCATGCACAGGCTTCGGGGTGGGTGCAGGCGAGGAGGTCGAACACGGCCTCGTACCAGTCGCTGGTCTGCGGGACCGGGCTGTGGCCCATGGGCGGGGTGGCGAGGAGTTGCTGGAGGCGGGCGTCCGCCTCAACGACGGGGGCCGGGATGTCCAGGCGGGACAGGTCGGTGCTCATCGGGTGGCGCCCTGGGCCGGAACGGTCGGGATGGCGACGGCCGCTGTGCCACCGAGCCGCTTGTGGAGTTCGTGCAGGCCCTTCACCGTCACGCGCACCTGCGGGGCGTCCATGACGAGTTCGCCCGTGCGCGGGTGGTAGTGGGACTGCGGGATCTCGGACAGCCACAGCCGCTCGATCGCGGCCTGCATGACGCGCGGCCGGTCGTCGGCCAACTGCCGGTACGTCCACCGGTAATCGTCGAGCAGCGTGAACAGCCGGTTCCTGCCCAGCTTGATTTCCGGGTCGCGGGCCAGGATCTTCGCTGCGTCGGCGACCGAGAAGTCTCCGTCGGCGGCGGCCAGGGTCTGCCACGAGGCGGCGGCCGGCTCCAGCTCGGCGACCCGGGCGGTCAGTGCCTTGGTCTCGCGGACCTGACCGAGGAGAGCGACCAGCGCCTCCTCGTAGTCCTGCGGGAGAGCGGGGGCCGCGGGCTCGATCGAGTACGAGCCGGTCGTCCGAAGGGACGGGACGACCTCTTCAGCGAGCCAGTCCTGGAAGCGCTCGGCGGCCGAGAGGTTGCTCCGCATGATGAGGCGGTAGACGCCGGACTCACGGATGAGGGTCTTATTCGGGTTGCCGGGAGTTCCGTCGGAGATGACGACGGAACTCTTCATGCGCTCCGGGAGGCGGCCGACGGCGTCGCGGCCGTTCGCCAGGCCGAGCACATCGGTCACGTCCTTGGCGACGAACCAGGGCTCGCCGTCGATCATCACGGACCGCACGTGCTGGGCGGTCTCGGGGAAGGTGAACACCAGCGGGGTGCTTGGAGATGGGACAATGGACACGGCGGTCCCTTTCGCTTCTGCGTTCTGGATGGGGGATCGCGAGGTCGTCCCTGGCTTGGCGGTAAGGGGCGGCCTCTTTGCGTGCCGCGTCAGGCGGCGACGGGGGTCTTGCGGCGCGAGGTGCGCGGCTCCGGCGGGCGGGAGTCGCGGACGCGCTGGGCGTCGGTCTCGTCGTCCATCTCGGCCTTGAGCCAGGCGTCCAGCTCGGTGATCGAGTAGGCGAGCTTCCGGCCGATGGGCGTGGCCTTCGGGCCCTTGCCGAGGTGCCGGTAGTTCCAGAGGGTCTTGACGCTGAGGCCGATACGGCGGGCTGCTTCGGGGGTCCAGAGGTAGCCGGCGGGCGGCGGAGTCGGGACCTTGGCGAGCCTGGGCACGTCCTCTCCTTCCTGTGTGGGGGTGAAGTCTTGTCGGGGTGTCCCTAGTTCGGGGACGCGGGGGGCACGAAAAGCACCAGTACGGCGACACCGAGGGCCTCCGTGACTGCATGCGCGTCATTGACGTCGAGGTTGTTCAGATCGCCAGTGAGCAGACGCCCTATCTGGGACCGGGATACACCGGTTGCATCCGCCAGGTCGCGGACGGTGTAGGGGACCCCCCGACCTGGGCATTCCATGATCTTCTTGAAGGTTTCCAGGTCTCTCAAGGCGTAGCGCACACTCAATGGATCTCCCCCGTTGCAGAGGTGCCTTTCACTGCCCTTGAGTTAACCCCTCTCGGGACAACCTGTCAACAGAATCGGGACACACTACCGTCGAGTATCGGCAAAGTTCCTGGCTGGATAGCATGGATCTGTGGACGGACTGTCCCGGATCCGAGAAGGTTGTACCGAGTGACCTGCTATTTTTCCCGCGCTATCCGTTATCCCTAGAGACAGCCGGTGCGACAGTGACGCGAGAGGAAGACGAAATGACGGCAGCGGCCACCGCCCCTGACCAGGGATCGGCCGGTACCTCCCCTGTAGGCGCGCTCTCCCGACTCATCCAGGATGTCAACGACTCGGGAGTCACCTATCAGGAGATGGCCGACCGAGGCATCGACCCGGACGGCAACCGCCTGCCCAGGCAGTGGTATCAGAAGCTCGTCAAGACTCCTCCCGTCAACCCGCCCTCCGTTGCCCAGATGCACGCCATCGCGCGCGCCATCGGCAAGCCGTTCCGTCGCATCCAGGAGGCCACCGCGGAGCAGTGGCTGATGTATGAGGCCACCGAGCTGGCGGGCTACGACGAAGAGGTCCGCATCATCGTCGGCCACCTCGCAGGCAAGACGAAGGCCGAAGTCATGCGCTGGCGCTACATGATTGAGGCCGAAGAGCGCGCCCGGCGCGAGGCCGGCCAGTAGCGTCCGCTACAGGCCGGCAACTCGACCGATCACCAACGTCCGTAAGTAGACATTTCTTCAACTGATTGTCGACGACTCTCGGTAGACGTACCCTTCACCAACCGTGCACTTCTGACCGAACTGGCTCGGAATGCACCGTTGTCACGGGGAGGATGCATGCTGCACGTCGCCTACGAAGCCGTCGAGGACCTGCCGCCGGGCAGACTGGCCGACATCGACGAAGACCGCGGACGCATACGAATCCGCCTCGACAAAACACAGCCGCTCGCCGACGTGGTGCGACAGCTGAACATAGAGATCGACCGGCTCATGTCCCACGCCCACTGGTTCCAGATGTGGGATACCGAGATCATCGGTCGCGACACCCCCGGCTGCCCGCTGCGAGTCGACTACATCCTCTGCCCGCGGATCCCGCCAGAGCTGGGCGCGGGCGTGGCCGAGGACCGTGGCACCGTCCACGTCTACATCTGCCCCGAGCAGCGCGTGGAGAGGTTCGCCGCCGTGATGAACAAGGTAATCCGCGACCTGCTCGCCGGAGGGCAGTGGTTCCAGCTGTACGCCGGGGAGATCATCGACAATAGCCCCGAGCCGGTGAGCAGGGTCTGAGCGAACGGGGGCAGCGGTGCCGGGATATATCGAAGACCGCTGGTACAAGAAGGGCCCGGACGGCAAGCGCAACGTCCCTACGGACAGGCACGGCCAGGGTAAACGCTATAAGGCCACCGGCATTCCAGGCGTGCGCGCCCGGTCCTTCCCCGACGGCAAGCTGACTGCGGCGAAGAAGTGGCTGGCCGACGCCCAGACCGACAGCACGCGCGGAGAGTTCTACGATCCGCGGGACGGCACCATCACCCTCGACGCCTACGTGCGCAATCACTGGTGGCCGACCACCCGTTACCCTCCCACGACGAAGGCCTCCGTCAAGTCCAAGGTCTTCAACCACATCCTCCCGCACGTCGGCGCGCTGTCCCTGAACCGCATCGGGTTCGAGGAGATCCGCGCCTGGCAGACGCGCGCCGAGCGGGACATCGACGTCGGCACACTCGTCGTGACGTGGGCCCACTTCTCCTCGATCATGCAAGCGGCGTTCAAGGCGAAACGCATCCCCGCAAATCCATTCCGTGACGACGAGCTGAGAGCCCCGCGGCTGCCCAAGTCGAAAGCCCTGGCGTGGCCGCAGGAAACTGTGCTCGCCATCAGGTCGGCTCTGCCCGAGCGGTACCGCATCTTCGTCGACCTGGCGGTCGGCGCCGGCCTGCGGCAAGGGGAGACGTTCGCCTTCTCCCCCGATGATGTCGACGGCGAGGACATCAACGTCGTCCGGCAGATCGTGAAGGTGGGCGGCCGGTTCGCGTTCGCGCCGCCGAAGGGCAACAAGGAGCGCGTCGCGCCCTGCGCGCCAGAGCTGGCGAAGGCCGTCAAGGAGTACGCCAACCGCTTCCCGTCGGTGGCCGTGACGCTCCCGTGGGTGGATCCCGACCGGCCGAACCTCGCCTGGGACGAGCGGCCGAAGCGCACAGTCCGGCTGCTCGTCACCACACAGTTCACGGCAGGCGCCAACGGCGGAGCGGTCACGAGGGACACGTTCAACGACCGGCAGTGGAAGCCGGCTCTGCGGAACGCGGGGCTGATCGACGCCCCGGACGTCACGTGGCACGAGCCGACGAACGGGAAGCAGCCCTGGCGCAAGGAGGTGTGGGCGATGCCGCGGGAGTTCGGCTTCCACGTCCTGCGCCACACGTTCGCTAGCGTCGTCCTGGCCGAGGGTGAGACCATTACCCAGCTGGCTGCCTGGCTGGGGCACGCGGATCCGGCGTTCACGCTGCGGACCTACGTGCACTTCATGCCGAAGTCAGGGAGCCGAGGGCGGGCGGCCATCGGCCGGTTCATGACCGGCGAGCCGGCTGAGCCCGTAGGACTCCCCGGAGATATCCCTGAAATGGATCTCCCCAGATCCTCCCCAGAGATCGTTACCCACGACTGAGGCGGCCTCTCCGGTACTCCGGGAGGCCGCCTCTTCCGGTGTGCAGATGATGTCTTTTTGCAGGTCAGGGTGTGTAGACGGTGGGCCGGGGTGCGGTCGCCATGCCGTTGCCGATGAAGAAGCTCGGGTGGGGCGGCTGGTTGTAGGCGGTGTTCTGCCAGGCCAGTACTCCGTGAGCTGTCACGTTCACAGGCGCAAGCCGCTTGGCCTGTCCGACCTGCTGCCTTTCAGATCCCTGGCCATCCCTTCACTTCCCTTCACGTCCCGGATTCTCCCTCCCTGGACGCTCCCCCTCGTCCAGCCGCTCCCCAGATGCTCCCCACGGAAGGCGTCACCGCGACCCTCGCGACCTGCTGGGACGCTTCATCCCGGACACCTCCCGAGGTGTCCCGGCTCGTAGTCCCGCCCCGCCCGCGCGGCGTCCTCGCGCCTTATGTCCTCCATGGCGATGACGCAGTCCTCGCAGCCGCGCACCTCGCGCTCGCCGTCGGCCCGAGGGTGGATGGCGCCTACGACTGCGGTCCGCACCAACCCCTTGGAGGGATGGCGGAAGCAGATCCCGTCTCTCCACTCGTACAGATCGAGGATCTGCTGTCGGTCCATCTGTGTCTCCTGATGTGGCGGCCGGCAGGGGGATGCAGGGGGCGTGGGTCGAGTGCCCGGGTTGTGCGGCTGGATGCCGGGTGAGATGGTGGCTCACTCGAACGAGTGAACACACGTTCGAATCATGGACACTACATGGAGCCCTGCGGCATATGCCAGGTCGCTGCAGGGCGGGTGGCCAGATCCAAGATCAAATAATGCCCGGTAAACCGGGCTGACTTATGATGATCTTCGTCAGAGCGTGTGACAGGTGCCCCGCCTGCCCGACAACGACGACTGGATCACCCGCGAACGCCGCGCCATCGGCGACCGCATCCGCGTCAACAGGCTCCGGCAGAACCGCACCCAGGAGTCCGTCTTCCTTGAGGCCCGCATCGCTCGCTCCGCCTACCAGCAGATCGAAGCCGGCGCGGCCGACGCACGCATCGGCACGCTGCTGCGCATCGCGCACGTCCTGGGCCTGCATGTGGTCGACCTCCTTCGGGATCATTGACTTCTTGTCAACTCAACACGGCGCACACGATCTCCACAAGAGTGCAGCATGCATATATGGCGGTGGATTCTGCACGTCAGTTGTGAACCTATGACCCGCTGTTGATCCTCTGGCCAGGGCTAATCCGCAAAATGGGTGTCAGAACCCATGACGTCGGCGTCAGTCGATGCACGCATCCAGGGCGCGCGCGGCCTGCCCGAGCGTCTGGACGTGCAGGGCGGCGGAGCGCAGGCCGCGGCCGAGGTCGCCGAACAGTGCACCCTGGGCGCCCAGGAGGGCCGCCTCGCACGCTTGCCAGGCGGCGCCTTCGCGCGGGAGCCGGTCCTGTCGGCGGCGGACAGCCTCGGCGAGCGGGCCTATGGCGGCCCGGAGTTCGGCCTCGATGCGCCGGCAGTCGTCGATGGTGGGCAGGATGCCGGTCGCGGCTTCGGCTTCAACGATGAGCGCCGCGTAGCGCTGGTGTGGCGCGATGGTCTGGTCCGTAGGCTGGGTCATGCGACGCTCCGCTCGCCGGCCGGTCTCCCCGGCCGTGCCTGGTCGCGGGGGCTGCATAACAGCAGCTTAGCCATAGCATGCTATGGCGTGCCACGTATGCGACCGCTCGCGTGGTACACCCTGGCGTGTCACGTTGACCGAGTGATCGAATTCGAGGCGGATGTGCCTAGGTGGCGGCAGGTAGCGGAGGTGATCCGAGGGCGGATCACGGACGGCACGTACCCGCCTCGCACGCGCGTCCCGTCGGTCGTCCAGCTGGCCACCGAGTTCGGTATCGCGCAGGCCACCGCACAGAAAGTTCACCGCGGGTTGCGGGATGAAGGGCTCATCTACACGGAGCCGGGCCTGGGCTCCTTCGTCACGGAGTTGCCCCGGCCGGCCGGTTCATAGCCCGCTGTCGGACCCCGGATCTAGACTGATCGCCATGTCTCCCACTCCCCCGGCCCCGGGTCCTGCGCGGTCTGCTGCGGCCGTGGATGCGGAGATTCGTGCGCTGCTGCTGTCGACGGGCGGCTGGCTGTGGGGGCCGACCCGGGAGCGGTACGAGCGGCTGCGGGACGAGTGGGTTGAGGCTGTGCGCGGCGAGATGATGACCGCGGCGTAGCGCCGCCCGGGTCCCGCCGTCGGACGGCCGCCACTGCGCCCCTGGTGTGGAGGCTAGGTGGCTACAAAGAAGCGGGCGCGTGCTGCGCAGTCACGCACGGGACGCCCCTGCGTTCAGGATACGGTGCCAGCGTTGCAGCCCGCCCGGGGTTCCACGCTCGGGCGGGGCCTCAGCAACTCACTCAGCAAACCCGTGCTTGGCTAGTGCCTGCAACGGATTCCCTCAGGCTACGCGCCGCCACTGACAACGCCGGGCCAGTCGGCTGGCCGCGGGCAGCCGCATGCCTCCCGTGGGGAGCCGGGAGGCGCGGCGGGCCCTGCCGACGGCGACGCAGGCAGGGCCCGAGAGGGGATTCCACCCGGGGGTGGAGCGGGATCCCTCCCGCACACCATGCACCAGAATCCAGCCAGCGGGATAGATCACGGCCGGAAGTCGTCGGGCCGAACTGTCGAGCGGATCAGATGCAGCCGCGCTGTACCACGAACAGGGCGGCCCGGCTCGGGATGAGGCGCTGCGGCTCCTCTTGCGGCGAGATCGTGAAGCGCGCACCGCAGACGCAGGTGACGCGGGTCCGTCCGGTGGGCAGGTAGACGACCTCACCGGACGGGTGGACGGCCGGACGAAGGTCTGGGGTGAAGGTGTATGCGTGAAGGGTCATGGCCGCAGGGTTCCAGCATCCCGACGAAGATCATTCCGGGCTGCGGGCGGGCGGTCACAGGCCGATGTCCTCGGACGCGGCGTCGGTCCACTTGTCGGCTTCGCGGATGTAGCCCCAGAAGGCGGGGCTGTTGTCTGCGTGTCCGGACTGGGCGCGGATCTTCTCTTCGCGCTTCCCGGCGACTCGGCTGGCGGTGATGAATCCGGCCCGCATCGAGTGTCCGGTGAGGCGGACGGCGAGCCCGGCGCGTTCGGCGTTGCGGGCGATGATCTCGCGGACGGCTTCCGGGGAGAGGTGGCCGGTGCCGAGGTTGCCCCAGATGTCGATGGCGACGAAGGCGGGCCCGGTCTCGATCCCGGCTGCGGCTTTCCAGGTGAGCCATGCGCGGACGGGGCAGGTGTCGGGGTTCTTGCCGTAGGCGACGGCGACGTTGCGGGGCGGTCGGCCTTTGACGGCGGGCACGTCCACGGCGAGGCCCTTGCTGCCGACGATGATGCTGTCGGCGCGGAGGGCGGCGACTTCGGCGGAGCGTCCGGCGATACCGAAGGCGAGGAGCCAGAGTGCGCGGTCGCGAAGTCCGGCGAGCCCTGCGGGTACGGCGGCGGCCATCTGCCGGAGCTGTTCGGGGGTGACGGCGGCGGCCTTGCCCCGTCCGCGCGCCATGCGTTCGGGGTCGTGCTTGAGCGGCTTGAGTGCCTGCCGCGCGGCGACGGTTGCGGCCTTGGGGACTTCGACCCCATGTTCGTTCCGCGCGGTGACGGTGACGCCGGTGATCCGGCGGTCGATGCTGTTGGGTGCGGCGAGCTTAATGGTGTCGAGCCAGACGACGAACCCGACGAGCGTGCCCTTGGTGACGGCGGTCGAGGCGATCCGCTTGCCGGTGCGTTCCCCCAGCCAGTCGTGGAACTCCTCCCAGAGTGCCCAGTCGTTGGCGTAGCCGCGCTTCGTGTTGTGGGGACGAATGGCGTCGAGGTGCTTCTCGGCTGCCTCTTCCATAGCGGCGAGGACGGCGAGCGTCGCAGCGTCGTAGACGACGGGGGTGGCGTCCGGGGCCCGCGTGACGATGTCGGTCACTCCTCGCACCCCAGGTTCTTCAGGTCAGGGTGATGCCGCCACATCAGGATCGCCTGGGTATCAAGCACTGCCTGACCGGCGGGAGTCTGCTCGACCGGCTTGAAGCCGTTCGCATACTCACAGTCCGCGTCTTGGCAAGCGTGATCGTTTCCGCCGGGCCAGTAAATAAGGGGCGTCTGGTGGATTGGGCAGTGGCACCGATCGGTGCAGCAGTGGGGCCTTCCGTCAGGGCTTTGAGGCATGCCCAATCGTACCGTTTTGGCGCCCTCGATATGGCATGTTATCGAGAGCTGTAGCGCCCAACCGGGTTCATTAGACGACCGTTTGATGAATGCATGAACCTGTAGACAGGTCTACAGGTCGTCTGTAGAGTGGTCTACAGATGGAGCGAGGGGCGCTCCAGGAGGGGACCACCATGCAGCGCTACGAACTCGAAGCCTTCCTCGGCGACGACCACGGCCTCGATGAGGACCAGCTCGCCGAACTCCTCGCCAAGGCCGACGAGATCGAGGAGCGTTGCGACGCGGACCCGGACGAGATGGGCGAGGAGTTTGTCGCCGCCTACCGCCTGATGCGGGAGAACCCCAGCGAGGTCGTGAAGGAACTGGCTGAGCGGCGCCTCGCGGCAGTCCTCGCCGAGGCCAACGCCCTGGCTGCCCTCCGGCAGGCCGCCATCGTCCTCATCGAGCGCGGCGACTTCACGGAGTCCGGGTTCTCCAGGGCGGCCGGGGTGGACCGGATGACCGTCCGAAAGTGGCTCGGCAAACGCTGAGTACGCGAAGCGCCCCCGCTCCCCTGCCGGTTGGCAGAGAAGCGGGGGCGCTGTCAGTCTTCGTCGTCGGGCGGGGGTATCGGTGGCGGTTCGAGGAACGGGCGTGGCGACAGCCAGAACGGCGGGTCAGGTTCGTCGTCCACAGGTCAGCCCGCCTCGACGGGCGGGGGCGGGGCGGCCGGCTCGGGGATCGGCGGCGGTTCCTCCAGGCCGAGAGCGACGAGGCTGCCGACGTCAGCCCCGCCGTCCTGACGGCGCGGCTCCATCGGCCGCGGGTCACGTGCAGGCATACCGCACTCCAGTTCTCACACGTCGATGTGGTGAATGTACTGGCGGGCCCGATCCGACATCGGCTCGGCCGGCGGCGCCTCAAGCCCGGCCTTCTTGATGTGGGACACCAGAGAGCGGACCCGGTACAGGAGCCAGCCGATCGCCTCGTCCTGGTCGCCGATGCGCTTCCGCTGATCCTCCGCCTCAGTCTCCTGCCGCTGGACGCGGCCTTCCAGGCGCTCGATGGCCTTGCCCTGCTGGGTGGTGATGGCGAGGAAATCATCGCGGCTTTCCTGCCGCCTGGTCCTGCGCGCGGACCGGGCCGCCACCACGCCGCCCGCCGTGCCCACCACAGCCAGACCTGCCTGGATCCAGGTGTCGACCGTCATGTGTAGCTCACTCTCTTCATATGGTGCGGCTCACGCCATCCCGCCACGACCAGCACGGGAACGGCGATCACGCCCCACACGAGCGCGGCGACCCACCCCCTTGAGAAATCGCCCATCAGCCATGCGATGAGGTAGGAGCCGACCCATGGCAGGACCATCAACGGCAGGGCGAGGAAGGCGACCCAGTCGCGGCCCTGCGGCAGCCACGCCGACACGATCGCGACGAGGCCGGTGCCGATCCAGAGCCATCCCCACATCGACAGCGACGTGTGCTCCAGCAGTGGCTGGAGGCCGCGCTGGTCGGGCTGGGGGGTGGTGATCTGCGCGTAGCCGTAGAGGGACCAGACGATGCCGTAGCAGAGGAGGATTGCGCCGCGGCGGCCCAGCATCCTGCCCAGCCGCCGAGCCACCCGGCGCGGCACCTACACGCCCCGGGGCGACTCAGCGGTCGCGGTCGGCGCCGTCGGCTTGGACGGGGTGACCTGCACGCGGGTCAGCAGGGTCAGTACGGCGAGGACGAGGACGTTGATCGCGCCGACGGTCTCCTGGGAGACGTCGTAGCCGAAGGCGGCGACCGCCGTGGCGCCAGCGGCGACGAGGGCGGTGAAGGCCTGGGGGGCGATGGGGCGGGTCATGGCGGCGGCGATCGCACCGAGGACCGCGGAGACGGCGGCGACGATGACGCCGGCCTGCTCTGCGGTGAGGCTGGTGATGCCGAGGGAGACGACGAGGCCGAGCGCGGCGGCCAGGGCGTTCATGGCGACGACCGGTTCTCTTCCGAAGATGCGCATGTGGGTTCTCGATTCTGGTCAGTCGGTGACGGTGAAGCCGCGCCGGGCGCCGAGCAGTTTGAGGGAGGCCTTGCCGGGGATTCCGTCGGCGGCGGCGCCGGTGTAGCCGCCGCCGGCCGGGGAGCGCTGCCAGCGCGCGTAGGCCGCGATGGTCTTCGAGCCGAAGGAGCCGTCGACGTACTCGGCGGGGAGGAGACCCTCCGCCTTCAGCGCCTTCTCGAGGATGAGGACTTCGGCCTTGTAGGTGGTGTGGCCCTGCGCGGCGGGCGGGTCCTTGCGGGCCGCGGCGGCGACGTGAGCAACGGACACCCGGGGCTTGGCCGCGGGCTGCGCCGGCGCGGTCGGAGTTGCCGGCGCCTCGCTGTCCTTGGCGAGCTGGATGACGCGGGCGAAGTTCATGTTGCCCGGGTCGCCGTGGTCGTTCTCGGGGACGTGCTGATGTCCGCACCATCCCTTGAACGCCTGCCATTCGGCGAAGGACATCCGCGCCGGAGACGCACCGTAGGAGGCGGGGGTGATGCCGGGCCGGCGAGTGTCCTGGCCGTAGGCGAGCCAGTCCTTGACGCAGCTGAGCGAGACGCCGTGGTTGGCGTTCAGCCAGCGCACCAGCCAAGCCACCTCAGCGAGCGCCCAGTCGGGGGCGGTCGGCCAGTGCAGGTAGTCGACGCCCGCCTTCTTACCGTCCCAGCTGGTCTTCTTCGAGTCGTCGCAGGTACCTACGAGTTCGATCTGGAAGGCGTTCGCCGTGTTCGTCTGGACGCCGCCCAGCTTGTTGGCGAGGGCGCGGGCGGACTCGTCGACGTCGTAGTGCTGATGCCAACGGATGCGCTTGGCGGCGATGTCGGGGACGCCGGTCACGGTGGGGGCCATTGCGCCGCGGCGGCCCTGGCTGTCGGCGTAGGTCGGCAGCGTGCGCCCTTCGGTGGTGTGTACGACGCCGCAGTTGACCTCCATGTCGGAGCCGGAGAACGTGCCGGTTCCGTAGAAGTAGGTCTGCGATGCGCCGGGGATTTTCTGCGGGCCCGTTCTGGTCATGAGCCCTCCTCAGGGCATGAAAAAGGCCCCGGCCGGGCGGGCTCAGGGCTGCTGTTGCGGAGTGGTCAGGCGGCGGCCGGTGCGGTCCAGTGGCGGACGATGAGCTGCCCGTATCCGGCGTCGACGTCGAGGGTGTCGCTGCCGCCGTTGTAGTTCCAGGCGGTGGAGTGGGCGTCGGCGCGCAGCACGATGACGGGGCGGTCTCCTGCCGGCCAGTCGTCGGGCATCCGGTACAGGGTGGAGATGTGCAGCGGCATGTGGTGCATGTCGACGGTGACGTTCTCGCCGGAGAAGGCGCTGATCCGCCACCAGGGGCCCTGGGTTTTGAGGGGGTTGGTGTACGAGTAGATCCACAGGTGCCAGCCGACACCGACCGTGTAGCGGCGGCCGTCGGGGTAGCCGCAGTTGTTGGTGACCCGGGCGTCCGCGTCGACGTCGAGGAGGTCGCCCGGGTTCACCGCGCCGAGGACGACCCGGTACAGCGTTCGGTAGCTGGACGTCGACAGGTCGACGGGAATGTCCGTCGTCTCCAGCGCGCCGAGGGCCATCGAGGTGGTGGCGGGCTGGAGCGGGTCGGTGGCCATGATGCCCGCCAGCTGCAGGCCGGCGGTGGTCAGGTACGGCATCAGGTCAGATCTCCTTGACGGTGAGCGTGGCGGGGAAGGCCGCGGACGCGGTGAGGTCGACGAGGCCGCTCCCGACGCCGTTGATGGTGGCGACCCAGGTAGTGGATCCGGCGCCGGGCGTGTCCCAGCCGACCGCGGTGATGGACTCGCCTGTCGCGCCAGCGTTGGAGAAGTGGACGCCGCCGCCGATCTGCGTGCCGGCCGTGGTGGTGCCGCGGCGGATGAGGACGTCAATGCGGTCGTCGGCGAGGGTGGAGCGCACCAGGCCCTTGGCTTCGAGCCGGTAGCTGGCGCCGGCACGGGTGGTGAGGGTGACGGACAGGCCGGTGAGGATCTCGCTGGACGTCTGCGCGGTGCTGGACGTCAGAACAGCGGACGCTTCCTGCCGGGTGCTGATCTCGACCCAGGCGGAGCCGGTGTAGACGTACAGGCGGTCGGTGTCCTGGAGGTAGGTCACCATGCCCTCGACGGGCGCGGTCAGGCCGGTGAGGGTGGCGGTGCGGGCGGACGCGGATGCGAACCGCATCACGCCGCGGGGTGCGATCCCGTTGGCGATGTTCGCCGCCAGGGTCTGGGCGTTGGGGGCGTCGGCGAGGGCCGCGATGGATACGCCCTGCCCGTAGTCGTCGGTGGTGGCCACAGGGCCTCCCGTCCGTCAGAGGGTGGAGAAGCGGCAGTTGAGGGTGATGAAGGTGACGGCCCCGGCGGGGAGGTTCACGAACCTCACCTGGCCCAGGTTGTTGATCGTGAGCTGGCGGACGGCATTGCCGTTCATGACCTGTGCGGTCATCACCGTCTCGGCGGGCCGGTATCCGGCGGGCAGTGTGAACAGGGCGCTGGTGCCGGAGACGGAGGTTGCGCCGGTACCGACGACGCCCTCGATGCCGACGTCGCCGCTGGCGTAGAGCCGGTAGCGGGCGGCCTGGAAGCCGCCGCCGAAGGTCGCCCAGGGGGCGGTCAGGGTGGGGGCCACCCAGGCGTCGCCGGCTGTCGGCGTCTGGCGGCCGACGGCCATCCAGTTGCCGGTCGAGGAGCGGGTGATGCGGATCAGGTCGCCGATCAGCGGGCCCTCGTAGGTGGCTTGGCGGCGGATGCTGGTGATGCCGTCCGCGTCGACGGTGCCATCCGCGTTGACGGCGGTGACGGTCGCGGTGTGCCAGTCGGAGCCGCGGACCGCGGGCGTCGACTGCCCGGTCCGGACCGTCTTGCGCTCGACGGCGGCGGCGAGGTCGCGGTGGATGCCCTGCGCCGACTGGGTCACGCGTCCTCCTTCGCCGAGATCGTGCTGATCGGGAAGTCGCCGTCGACGGACAGCGGGACGGTGAAGCTGGCCGCTTGGTGGAGTTCGCGGGTGCCGTCCGGGTGGATGGTTCGCAGCACGTCGTAGGCCTCGAGGGCTGGGTTTGGCAGAGAGCTGATGTCGCCGGAGGCGTTCGGCGCCTTCGCCTGCACCAGTTTGAGCGTGGCCGCGTTCGTGCACGCCCCGGTCGTGATGAGCGTCGGCGAGCTGTAGAACATCGGCCGCCTGCCGTACTGCCCGCTCCAGTACGTCGGGGAGGTCGGGTCGTTGTCGACGACCAGCGCGCTGACGGGGGCGACGTTGTCGGCGGTGTTCTCGCCGCGTGCCAGAACCCCGTTGAACACGTTGCCGCTGGACATGGCGCGGCTGGCGCGGATGTAGGCGCCGCCCTCCCCCGCCGCGACGTCCCAGACCGGGTCGGCCGTTGAGATGTCGGGTGGGACCGCGATGGTGGCGGTGCCGTCCGGGCTGAAGTGCACGACGGCCCCGGCGGCGGCGGCGATCTCCTGGCAGGCCGCCCACGGGTCAGCCTCGATGTCGTAGGTCTTCTGCCCGATGGGGATGTCGACGATCGTTGAGACGACCTGGGCGTCGGCAAGGGAGCGCTGCACCAGCGCGGTGACCGCGGAGACGACCGTTCCGGACGCCTTGTAGGGCGCGGTGAACTTGTCGTCGGCGATGCACACCGACAAGTCCTTGCCGCCGAGCGTGACGGGCCCGTCATTTACGTCGCCGCCCACCTCGTCGAGGCGGAACACTCCGAGCGGCACCAGCTCGCTGGACCCGTCGCCGTAGTAGACGCCGCGGCTGATCCGCAGCCGGGCCCCGTAGGTGGCGAGCTGATCCGTCGGCGTGCGCGGGATCAGCGCCGGGTCGGCGATCGTCACAGTGCAGGTGCGGCGGATCGTCGCCGCACCGTCCACCTGCACCGACCCGCCCGTGTGCTCCAGCGGCAGGACCCGCCCGTCGGTGAGGAACAGCAGCACCTCGGTGGCCACCTGGTGCGACTCGGCGAGCCGGGCCAGGAAGCGGTCGGAGACGGGATACATGCGCGCCCCCTACTTCCGCTGGTCGAGGAGCACGTCCTCCCAGGTGGCGTAGGAGTCCAGCACCTGCTGCCATGTGGAGAAACTGCTGAGGACGTCCTGCCAGGTGCGGGAAGCCGAGCCGTTCACGCTGACCGCGACGGGCATGTCCGCTTCGACGAGCGGCAGCGTCCACTCTCGCCATTCCTCCTGCGCGAGCGGGCTCACCCGCGGGCGGGCGACCGGGCCGACGTTGACGTACACGTCGTCCTCGCCCATCCCCGGCGCCGCCTGCCACAGCAGCACGTTGCCCGAACTGAGAAGCCGGCGGAGCGCCTTGCGTTCGTCGTCGGACTGGGTCCACACGACGAGATCGCCCTCCTGGCCGCCGCGGCTGTCGCTCAGCACGACCTTGTTCTGCCGGCCGCGGACCTTGTGGGCGGCCTGCTCGATCGGGTCGGACCAGTCCGGCGCTCGCGCCGCCATGACCAGCATGTTCCGCTGGGGGTTGCCTGGGTCCTTCAGCCAGACGTAGTTGGGGTCGTCGTGGTCGAGGGTGACCGGCGTCGAGCTGCGGGTGTAGGAGAGGACGCCGGCCGCCGTATACACCTCGATGAAGTAGTAGACGGGCACGGCCAGCGGCGCCTCGTGGTCCTCGACGATGAGGAGATCGGAGGTGATGACGTCGCGGTCGATGAGGCCGCTGCCGCCGCGGACGAGGGTGCGGGTGCCGTCCTGCGTCACCCGGTAGACAGTGATCAGGCCATCCACGGTCAGCTCGCGCAGCGTCAGCGTGACGTAGGCGTCGTCGTCATGATCGGTGACAGCGACGAGCGGCAGCGCCTGCCACAGCGCGACCGCGTCCACCCACAGGCTGGATGGCGCCGTCCCGGCGACGCCGACAACCTCGACGGCCGCCTTCGCCGCGTTGGCGGGCGCGATCGCGTCATGCGCCAGGGCGTAATAGCTGCCCGCGGGCAGAGCGAAGACGGCGCCGGCGCTGACGCCGAGGTCGACGTTACTGGCGTCGTACCAGCGGATTTTCAGGGTGACCGTCGGCCAGGTCCCCGCGTTCACCTTGAGGATGATCTGCGAACGCCAGCTCAGGCCCGGCGCGTTCGGCACCGCGAACATGCCGCTTCGCCAGGTCGACGACGTAGCTGTCGCCGACGACACCGCCAGGCTGTAATAGCCGCCCCACGACGCCACGTTCCACGGGGTGGAGCGGGCCAGCGTCGCCACGCCGGACGCCACCGTCCAGCCGCCCGTCGACTGCTCGAAGCTCCCGTTGGCGTAGGGGATGACCGACCCAGCCATGATCTTCGTGGCGGGCTGGATCACAGCGGTGTCCACGCGCAGCACCTGGCCGGCCGTGGCACTGTCGATACCGACCGCGAGCGCGCACGATGCCGCGAGAGCAGGCGCAACGTCGGACACGATCTGCCGGTAGAAGCCAGTGCCTGGCGCCGCCAACTGTGAGCGCGTCGCCTGGATCTGCGTGCCGCCCGCATCGTAGAACCGCAGATCCACCCACGTCACGCTGCCGGACGTGGGTGGGCTGAGGTAGATGTATCCCAGGTACTCGGTGCCGGGCGTCACTACGGGGCGTGCCGTCATCCGCATCGCAGCGTTCGCGGATGCGGTTGCCGTCATGGCCATGGTGTGGCCGCCTGCGTAGTACCAGGTCACATCCCACGTGACGGCCGGCACTTGGCGGCCGATCGTGCAGTTCGTCTCGACCGTCCACCCGGAGGCGTCCACCTCCGTCGACTCCGAGGCGAAGTCGAACAGGTTGCCGGGCGTCCGGATCGGCAGGCCCAGGTAGACGTTCTCGTAGAAGCTGTTGACGGCTCCGGCGGCCGGGGTGGACGACAGCAGCACCTGCGCCTGCGTCGCCCCCGCCGGCGCCGTACCCGCCACGCTGATCCGGTGCCACGACGCCGACGCCGCCGACGTTGTCAGCGACCAGGTGATGCTGACCTCGGTGCCGGTGGAGGTCAGCCAGCGGATACCGATCCGCTCCGGCACCGTCGCGCCGCTGGCGTCGGCGAACGTCTCGTACAGCGTGCCCGCGGCGACCGGGTACGAGGACAGGGTGCGGGCCTGCATCTCGCCCGCGGCCACCGACCGCACCGTGAGGACACCGTCGCCCGACCGGCCGCCCGTGCCCTTCGACAAGGTGCAGTTGAGCTTGGCCGTCCACCCGGAGATGGACGGATCCATGGACTCCGTCGCCGAGCTGAGGAGATTCCCGGAAATCGCCAAGAGGCACCTCCTCAGCTCGCGTTGATGACGGAGATCAGCTCACGGTTGCTCTGGTGGACGCGCACATCGATGAACTCGGCGAGCGCCTGGTCCCGCGTGTGGATCTCCACAACGACCGGTGCCCCGCCTCCGGCAGCTGCCGTCGACATGACCCGCCACTGGCTGGCCGTGAGGACGGCCTCCGGCTGCCCGGTGGCGTTGACGGCCGTTGTGACGCCCGGCCGCAGCCATCCGCCCGAGTCGTACTTGCTGGGCTGCAATCCCCATCGGGAGGTGAACAGAGACGAGTTGGAGCCGCGGGCGCTCTTGCCGATGACCACGCCGTCTCCGCCGCGGGACTCGACGTTGACGCCGTTCAGCGTGCCGGCCGTGTGGCCGACGCCGGCGTTCGTGATGCCGATCGTGAACGGGGAGCGTGCACCCCTCACCCACCCGGCAGGCCCTGAGGCGCCGAACGCTCCCGTGGCCCAGCGTCGGACATTAGGCGCCTGCCCGCGGATGACGTTCTCGATTGCCCCCATGAAGCCGCTGCAGTCGAAGCCCGTGGGCCCGGCGCCGCCCCAGATGTACGGCTTGCCGTTCTGGGCGCGCGCCCAGGTCAGCGCCCGCTGATAGCCGCCACCTCCGATGCCCGCCGCAGTGAACTTCTTGTCGGCCGTCCCCGAGAAGTCGACGATTGCTTTGATCATCCGCTTCGGAATGCCGGAGATCATGTCCCGGTACGCCGAGGCGGATCCGGAGATCCTGGCGATGAGCGGCTGCACGACCTTGTTGAGGCCGGCGACCGCGGACGCCTTGATGCCGTCCTTCAGCCACGACACCCCGGACTTGGCCAGGTCGACACCCTTCGACGCGGCACTCTTCACCCATCCGAAGATGCCGCCGTCCGCGAACGCAGGCATTCCGCCCGCCACCATGCGGCGGATCGCGGACACGCCACCACTGCGCGCGGCAGCGTTCATCGTGTTCACGTAGCCCGGCCCCATGGCGCGCGTCCACTCCGGCCGCATCACCGCCTCGCCGCCCGACAGGGCAGCCATGTGCACATCCCGGCCCGGCGTGTAGCCCGGAAGGACGCCGCCGCGCGCGAAGTTGAAGGTGGACAGCTTCGGCGCCCCGAAGGTGCCCGCCACCTTGTTCCACACGCCGACGATGCCCTTGTTGTAGACGGTGTCGACGATGAACTGGACGGGCGCCTTGGCTATGCCCTTCACCTTGTCCCAGGCCAGCTTGATGGCGTTCTTTGCTGACTCGAACGCCTTCCCGACCTGGCCGACCGCCGACTTCAGGGTGCTGAAGGCGGGCTTGATCCCGGAGTTGTAGACCGTCGAGATCGTGTTACGGATACCGTTCAGAGCGGGCTTCACGCCGTTGGTCCACAGCCACTGGAACCAGCCGCCTACCGCCTTCAGGCCGCCCGTCACCAGACCGAAGTAGAGCTTCACTCCGGTCCACCACAGCTTGGCCGCCGAGATGATCCACCCGAAGACGGGGGCGACGGCCTTGTCGTACAGCCAGCGGACCCAGCCGCCGACTGTCTGGAGTCCGGTCGTGACGAGGCTGAAGTACAGCTTGACGCCGCTCCACCACAGCTTGAAGCCCGCCACGATCCACCCCAGCACGGGCGAGATCGCCTTCTCCCACAGCCAGACGGCCGCGTCTCCGACAGCACGGAGCGCGGTCATGACCAGACCGGCGTACAGCTTCACGCCGGTCCACCAGACCTTGAATGCGACCAGGAAGACGACGCCGTAGATCGTGGCGACGATGCGGGCCGCGGCGCCGATGAACCCGAAGACAGGCTTCAGCACCGTGTTCCACAGCCACAGCGCACCGGCCGCGACAGCTTTCCAGCCGGTGACGAGGCCGTCGATGGTCGGTTTGAGGACGTTGTCCCACGCCCACATGGCCGCCGTCTGGATGCCCTGCCAGGCGCCCATCACGATGGACTTGAAGGTCTCTGACTTCTTCCAGGCGATGACGAGGGCAGCGCCCAGGGCGATGACCGCGATGGCGATCAGCACGAACGGGTTCAGCGCCATCACCGCATTGAGGACGGCCTGCGCGGCAGCGAAACCGGACGTGACCGCGGTGCCCACCAGGATCGCGGCGCGATACACGCTGAACACCGCGGTGACAATCCCGGTGGCTATGGCCTGCGCGTTCAGGGCGAGCGTCACCCCGCCGATCAGGATGGCCAGCGGCGCCAGCCAGACGCCCCACTCGCGCAGCCAGTTGACGGTGCCGGACACGACGCTGCTAGTCAGCTTGATCGCGGGGACCAGGCTGGCGTTGAGGATGTGCGCCAGCAAGGCCACGATCGGCAGCACCTCGCGGGCGATGAATCCGACGAAGCCCTGCTTCAAGGTGCGGGTGAAAACCTCGAGGTCGTGGCTCGGACCCGAGTGGAGCGTCTTCCCAAGCTCGGCTGCAGCGCCGGTCACGTCGCCGAATCCCTTCGCTGCGGCTGCCGGGTCGAGCTTGAACAAGGCGGTGCCGAGTTCCTCCGCCTGGGTACCGAAGAGGCCGACGGCGGCCGCGTTCTGCGTGACCGGGTCCTTGACGCCGCGCAGCTTGTCCAGCACGAGTTGCAGTCCGGCGGTGGCACCCTTCCCACCCTTGGCGATCTGCAGGGACATGTCCTCGGCGGAAAGGCCGAGCAGCTTGTAGGCGTCCTGCGAACTCTGCGACATGTCGATCGCGCGGATCGAGAACTCCTTGAGCGAGTCCGCGATGATGTCGGTGTCTCGCGCACCCCCTTGCAGGCCCTGCTGAAAAAGCCCGAGTGCCTGCTTCGAGTCGATGCCCAGCTTCCTCAGCTGGACCGGGTATTCCTGGAACGTCTCCAGCAGATCCTCGGCGTTCGGCCCGAGCTTCTGCATGCCGACCGTGATGACGTCCAGCGCGCTCTTGGCGTTCGGGGCGAGGCCGTTCTTCATCAGCGCCGACACGGCCTGCGTCTGCAAGGACATGTCCGTGCCGAACGTGGTGGACACGTCCGCCATCTGCGCGGCGATCGATTTCAGCTGCTTGTTCGTCGCGTCCGGCGGGACAAGGCCCGCGTTGACGATAGAGCGGATGACCTCCGCGCCCTGCGCAATGTCCTCGGTGATGCCCTTGGCGTACAGCTGCCCGGCGATCTTCCCGTAGCGGCCGGCGTCCTTGCTGCTCGCGCCGAGCTGAGCCTGGAGCGTAGAGGTGATGTTCGCCTGCTCCATCGCCTCGCTGATACCGGCGACGAGCAACGCTCCTGCGGCAGCGCCTGCTACGGCGGCGCCGGCAATCAGTTTGCCCTTCAGGCCGTCGCCAGCCGCCTCGCCGGCATCGCCGCCCGCATCACCAGAAGGTCCCACGAGCTGGCGGCGCAGCTCGTCGGATATGCCGCGCACCGAGGGGATGATCTGGATCGTGGCATATCCGACGTTCGGCATGACGCACCTCCTGCTGGTCCGTCACGCGATGCGCCCTTCGGCGATCGCCTGCTCGCGCTCTTGCCTGCGGCGTCGGGCGTCCTCGAGCTTCGCCGTGCGTTTCTCGGTCTTGCCGTCCTCGGCCTGCTGCAGCCAGCGGCGCGGATACGGCTTGGGCGGCTTGACCTGCCCGGCCTTCTTCTCGTCGGTGTTGGCCGAGACGAAGTGGTAGTCCAGAGTGGTCAGCGCATCGAACACGTCGGCCAGCGCGACCTCTTCGTGCGATGGCTCGACGACGCCGCCGCTGATGGCGGTGCGTGTCGCCGACGTCGGCGAGAGGCCGCGCACGAGGCTGGCCAGTTCCCGCCAGGTGAGGCCGCCGGTGAACAGGTCGCGCAGGCGGACGCCGTACTCGCGCCGCAGGTCCGCTTCGAGGGCTCTGCCGTGCCTCCGGATCAGCTCTCGGAGGCCGAGGATTCCCCCGGCTCCACTCCGCAGTGCTGCTGCCAGGCCTTGAAGAGAGGCATCATCTTGTACTGCGGCAGGCGCACCTTGCGGAAGTCGTCGTAGTGTTCGCCGAGCGCCAGCTTGAAGGCGCCGATGACAGCCTTCATGTCACCACCGTCGGCGGCCTCGACGAGGTCCCAGATGTCCAAGCCGTTCAGGTGGGCGAACTCCCAGCGGCGTCCGTCGAAGTGGACCCGGAACGGGCTGAGTTCGACCTCGGACTTGACGGCGTCGAGGTTGAAGTCGAACGGCTGGTCGTCGGCCGTCTTGCCGGTCGCGGTTCGGGTGGTCATGGATCACTCGCTCTCTTGGCGCGGTTCGGGCTTGATGATCTGGACGGCGCCGGCCATCAGCGTGAGCCGGACGGTGCTGATGCCGTCGGGGTCGAGGCCGATCTCCATGGGCTGTTTGGCAACGAGCCAGGGGAACGGTTCGCCGTCGACGAGGATCGCCCCGCCGGGCTGGATGACGATCTCCTTCGCCAGCTCCGGCTCGCGTTCCGTCTTCCTCGGCGAAGCGGTTGCGGCCTCCTGCAGCAGGACTGCCGCCACCTTGCTGCGCTGATGCCGTGGCAGTTCGTCCCCGTCCCTGATGAGTCCGAGTTCCACAGCCTTTGCGCGGATGTCGAGCTCAGTGAACTGGACCTGCATGTCGCGGCTCCTCGCGGTTCGAAGTCGTGCACCGGGGCGCGGCCGAACCGCGACGAACACCCGCGCCCCGGCGGTCGTCAGGCGGTGACGGTGACCGCACAGGTGTCGGACTGCCCGTTGTAGGTGGCCGTCACAGTGGACGTGCCGGGGTCGACGCCGGTCACGAAGCCGGCGGAGACGGTGGCGTCCGCCGGGGACGACGAGGTCCACGACGCCAGGGCTGTGACGTCCTGCGTGGACGCGTCGTCGAAGGTTGCGGTCGCGGTCAGCGCACCGATCTCGCCGTCGGCGATCGTCAGGGTCGACGGAGCGACCGACAGGCTGGTCAGGATCGGCGTGGTCTGCCGGTTGAACAGAACACCGCCGCCCGTGGGGTAGATCGTGGCAGCGAACGTCATCGACTCGAGGTCGGCCTCGTTCTCGCCGTGGTCGCCGTCGAGGCTGACCTCCGCGTAGTTCGCGGTGCTCAGGCGGCGGACCTTGTCGCCCTCGCGGGTCTCGAAGGCGACCAGCACCTTCGCCGGCCGGGGCACGACGATCTGCGTCGCAGAGGATCCGGGCCACAGGAGTGAGTAGGTGGTCTCGTTGTCCTCGAGCGCAGTGAAGCTCTTGGTCAGCTTGAAGTGGTTCCGCGACGTCTTGACGAGGATGCCGCCCCAGGCGAACTTGTCGTCGGTGTCCTCGTCCCTGCTCTCCGGGAATCCCTCGTCGCCGTCGAGCAGGCCGACGAGATCCCAGTCCACGCCGAACGCCGTGTTCGCGTCGGCGGGCAGGGTCGCGGACAGGTTGGTCGAGATGTAGACGTCCGCGTCCGTCCACAGATTTGCCTTCAGCGGGTCGCCGGCCACGGCGTCCTCCTCGTCTAGGTACAGGGGGTAGTCGTCGCGATTCGGCGTGCTGGGGTCAGGCCGACAGGGGCTGCGGCTTGATGTTGGCGATGACGGTGAACGTCGACAGGTCGATGCCCGAGCCGCTGCGGTCCGGACCCGAGTCGACAGCGGGCAGCGGGCCAGTAGCCGGTCGGACGCCACGGATCACCGGACCGGAGTGGACCAGCAGCAGGGCCTGGCAGAGCATCGCCAGGTCGTGAGCCTTGTCAGGGTCCTCGTGCCACACGGTCACGCGCAGCGTGCAGCGGGAGTTCGCCATCGAAGGATGCGGCAGATCCGTGTCCTTGCGGACCAGAACGTATGGCAGGTGCGGCGTCTCCGGAGACCGGTCACCCGGCACGCGTGTGCCGACCTCGACCCCTCCTGCGTGGGGCTCCGGCCGCCCCGCCAGAGCCACACGCAGCACCTCCGCCCCCGAGGACTGCACATCCCCGAAGATCACCAGTGGCTTCACCGCTGCCACGCCCTGACCTCAAGGCCGGCGAACCCGGCCGCCCGGGTCAGGATGCCGTCGCGGGCCTGCCACGCCATGGCGCGCACGTCGGCAACCACGACCGTGGCCGCACCGCGGTCCGTCGTGTACTTGCGGACCTCGATCGGCGTGCCGCCCGGGACGAGCGCCTTGACGTTGTCGGCGACCTCTTGCGCCTTGCCGTCGATGAGGGTGCGCACCTCGGGACCGCGGAGAACCTCCCGCACCCCGGCCGCGTCGAGACGGAAGTCCTGCAGCATGGCGGCCTCCTATCCGGTAGCGCGCTTCATCTCGAACTCGATGTGGTGCACGGCGTCGACGAACAGCTCCGGCCAGCGAGCGACTTCGCCGTCCACCTCGAGCGTCATGCCGTCCCACTCGATACGGTCGTCGAAACGGATGTCCGGGTTGGTGCCCTCGGCGGACTGCACGTGCCAGCCGGTGACGACGGCGTTGCGCTGCTCGTTGACGGCTTCCTGCTGGATGCTGGGCTGGATGTTCACCTGGTCCACCGTCAGCCGGGACACCGCCGTCGGCGACCAGTCCTTGACGGTGTTGCCGCCACGGTCCGTGCGCTCACCCGCGCGCACCCGCACGAGAGACTGGTTGAACATCATCAGAGGTCGCTCCCCGTGCGGACCTTGTAGCGGGCCACGGCCTTCGACCACTGGTCCGATACGCCGACCGCGGCCGTCGCCCCGAACGTCACCGACTGTCCGCCCACCGCCCGCGACTGGACGCCGGGCACGACGGTGAACATCGTGCGCGCCTGGTCGATGACCGCCTCCTGGACGTCCTGCGGAATGTCCTCCAGAGCCGGGCCGAAGCCGTGGCTGTAGACCACGTCGACGCAGCGCAGGCGATCCGGCCAGCATGCGTAGCCGAGGCGGCGCAGCATGCCCGCCTCCGACCACGAGTAGTCCATGCCCTCGACCAGGACCTCGCCGTCCACCGCGACCGACGTCACAGTTGTCGTCGGCCATACCGGCAGGAGCAGGGACTCGCGGCCGTTGCCGTCCAGCGTCACCTCGTCGTCGATGACGAGATCCATGGGGTGGCCGACCGCTCCTCGGAAGCGGCGGGTCGCTGCCTTGAGTGCAGCCAGGAGCTTCGGAGTGTCGGCCGGCACGCCCAGCCAGACCGCCAGTTCATTCGGGTCGGCCAGGTAGTCAGTCGCCACCGCCCTCGCCGCCCTTACCGCGCGGCGCGCGGGCCTTGTTGGACGACGTGGCGCGCGCCTTGTTCGGGGCCGCCGCGATGGCCTTCTCCTCGCCCGCGGGCGCCTCGTCGGCGAGGTCGTCGTCCGTGAGGCCGCGCAGTTCGGCGTCGGCAGGGTTGAGCTTGAGGACCGTCTCGTGTCCGGCCTCGGTCTTGAAGCGGTACTTCTTCAGCGGACCGCCCACAGCGGCCACCTCCTGATCAGGGATGTCGACAGGTGTGACGGTCGAGGGCGGTCCGCACGCCGCGTGCTCGGCGCCGCACGGGCACCGCCCTCGAGTCGTCTGCCGGATGAACAGGCTCACGGCGCGAGCAGGCCTGCGGTCCGCAGCGCCGCCAGAAGAGCATTCAACTTCGTGCGCAGCGCCAGATAGTCCGTGCGCAGCGCGTCGTACTCGGCCTTGGTGGGGGTGGCACCGGCCGCGACAACCGAGGTGGCGGCAGCCGCGTCGGCGACCGCAGCTGCCTGCTTGCCCTCGCGGGCCGCTCCCGCGCCCGGGTTCAGGTACGGCATGTCAGCCTCCTCAGGCGGTCAGGTCGATCTCGACGAAGGCGTTCGGCTGGATCACGCCGAAGGCCGCGCGCATCTCGGCGAGGATCGCGACGAGGTTGCGGACGAAGAAGTCCAGATGACTGTCGGTCATCTGGATCGTGGCCTGCTCGCGGTCCCACAGGATCGCCTTGCGGAAGTCGCCGACATAGCCGGTGCCCGCAGGGACGGCCTCGGTCTCGATGACCGGGAGGCCCCACAGGGTGCCTGCGCCGCCGGTCCCGGCCGGACCGCCGAAGTAGTAGCGGGCCTCGTTGTCCTGGAGAAGGTCCAGGGTCTCGAGGTCGGTGGGGTTGAGCAGGTAGGCGTTGGCCACCGAGCGGCCGACCGTGCGGACCTTGGTCTTGGCCTTGCGGGTGGTGGTCAGGGCGTTGGTGTCCCAGGCCTGCGCCTGCACGCCAGACACGGTGCCGAGTCCCTCGAAGTTCTCGCCCGTGTTGTCGCCCTGGACCATCTGATCCTCGAGCTCTTCCTCCAGGCCGTAGCGGAGGAAGGCGTCGATCAGGGTGCGGATCTGCGCGGCGTCCGACAGAGCCCGCTTGGTGACCGGCATCCAGTGCGCGATCGTCTTCACCGCGGCCGTGACCTTCGCCAGGGCGAGGCCGGACTCCGGCTTGTAGCCACCGCCCGCGTTGTTCACCAGCGCACCGGCACCACCCGGGGCGGTCGGGGCCGCCGAGCTGGTGGCCTCCGCGACCGGCGCCGCGTTGTTCGTCACCGACGTGACACGCACGTACTCCACCGTGTCCGAGGCGGTCGTGCCGTTGGTGACGACGTCCCGCATCCGCAGCGGGCGCTGGAACACGTCGATGCCGACCTGCAGCCCGCGGTAGTCGTTCTGCACGAACGCGCCGCCGGAGGTGTCCGAGCCGCCTGTGACCAGGCTCTTGACGCCGAACATCTCCGACTGCACGCGCTGCTTCGCACCGAACGTGCCGCCGCGTGCCTGCGACAGGAGGCCCTTGTACTCGGCGGACTCGGTGAACTGCTCACCCAGGGACTTGCCGCGCTTCGGCAGCTCGAACCCGGAAGCCGTGCGCCGCTGCCCGTCCTCGTCGGTCTTGGCGTTCAGGGCGATGTCGTCGCCGAGGTCGGCGAGCGTCTTCTTCAGCTCGTCGTTGCCCCGGAGGCGTTCGATCTCCGACTTCGCCTCTGTGGCCTTGGCCATGTGCTCGCGCAGCTGGCCGGCCTCGTCGGGCGTGAAGTCGCGGTCGCCGTCCTCCTCGGCCGCCTTGGTGATCTGCCGGGCCTCGAGGAGGTGGTGCTTCATGAGTTCCTTGAACTCATCGATCTTGGGCATGGGTCCTCATTCCGTGAGCGAGAGTTCCAGCTCGTTCAGCTGTAGCTCGGTGCGCAGACGGGCAGAGGCGGCGGCGGCCTTGGCGGCACCCTCGTCAGGGGTGGCTTCGCGGGGGTCCGGCGTGGTCTCGTCCTCGGTGCTGCTGATGGGTTCGTCCGTGGGCTCCTGGGCGGGCGGGGTCGCCTCGGGCTGAGCGGAAGGCGTTGCGCCGTCGGCTGCCTCGGCGCCCGGCTGGCCGGGCTCGTCGGACGTCTTGCGGTCGGCAGCCTTCTCGGGCTGCGCGGTATCGAGCACTTCACCGATCGCCGTGTAGGCGGCGGTGAGCGACTCGAAGTTCTTCTGTGACAGGACTCGGCCGGCCTTCGCGCCGCGCGCCAGACCGGCAGCTTTGGCGGCCAGGAGTTCGGTCTCCTGGTTCGCGCCGACCAGGCAGGGGCCCACCTCGTGGAGCTTGAGGCGGCGCAGCTCGTAGTAGCCGCCCCACGAGTGCTGGTCATCCTCGACCCAGGCGCCTTCCTTGACGTCGTAGGCGAAGGAGAACTGCGTGACGCGCCGCCCCTTCAGCAGGCGGTATACCTGCGCCGAGGTCGGGTTGCTGTCGAGGTCGTCGATCTGGCCCGTGACTTCCAGTCCCTGCAGCGTCTCGACCGCCTTGATGACGGTGCCGACGTGGGCGAACGGGTCGCCCCAGGCGTGCGCCCAGATCACCGGGATCGGGTCGCCCTTCGCCTCCCACTCCGACAGCGTCTCCGTGAACGCGCCCGGCCGGACCACGTCGCCGACGCTGTCCTCGTTGCCGAACACGCTGACCACCGCGACGAACTGCCCCTCGGCCAGCCCGTCGGCGACGCCCGCCGCCTTCACACGAGCCGTGAAGTCTTTCGTGCGCACGTCAGTCCTCCTTCGCATAGTCGAGAGTGCAGTTGCAGTTGACGAGCTCGGCCGTCTTGCCGGAGCCGTCTCCGGGCCAGCGCAGACCGTTGGAGAAGACGTCGTCGAGGCTGACCGCCTCGCCGTCCTGCGCCTTGTGCGACGGGCGCGGGTTACGGCCGCCGGTCCGCCAGATCTTCTTCAACAGGCCCGAGGCCGACGCGGCGTCATGGCCGCCGAAGCTGCGCAGTTCCGTCGAGGCGGTCGCCGCCCGCGTCACCGCGGCGGAAGACCAGGCGAGCGCAGCCCCCTTGAGCGCCTCGCGCCACCCGTCGCCGCCTTCCTCCTGAACGCGGGTGACCGCCTTCAGGCCGGCGTCCTCGTGCTGCTCCGCGTGGGTCTGCGCGGCGGCCAGGATCCAGGCCAGCATCACTTCGGCCGACCAGTTCTCGGCGTCCGGGTTGTGGATCTCCAGGACTTCCCACGCACCCAGTTGAGCGATCTGGTAGCCGTGATCGGCCAGCAGCGCGGAGAGCTGCGCGATCCGGTCGTCCGAACCGGCCGCCCACAGTTCGAGCAGGTCCGGCATGCCGTCCGCCTTCACGCCAGCCGCGGTCAGCAGACGAGTCGAGGCTCGCTCGGTGAACTTCACCAGCGCAGTCTCGAGCGCATCCCGCTGCCCATCGACCGTCCCGAGTTCAGCCGGCCTGCCGCTCTTGACCAGCGCCAGGCCGCGCGCTTTTGGGAGCGCCTCCGGCGTTGGGGCCGTATCCCGCGGCGAGGCAAGCCCGCCCTCGGTGACGTTCATCGGGGTGATCAGCGAATCGCCGCCCTCGATGGACGGCAGGTTGTTGCGGGCACGGGTTTCGTTCACCGTCATCCACGGCCGGCCCGTCGCTGTCGACGCCGCGACCGCCTGCTCCTCGAACGAACCCCGCAGCTTCGAGTCGATGTTGAACTCGCAGTACACGTCCGCGTTATTGCCCGGCAGGTCCGGCAGGATCTGTGCGGCGATCTCCTGCTGGAGCATCACCATCCAGGGCCCGAGCGTGTCCTGGTACAGGTGGGCGTGCTGCTCCTTGATGTTGGAGTAGGTCGCGTGGTCGAGGATCCCGATCAGCGGCGGCGGGATGAAGTAGGCCGCCGACACCTCCTCACGGGTCAGCTTTCGCGCCTCGATGTACTGCGCCTGCTCCGGGTTGAAGCCGACGGCCTTGTAGTCCATGCCGTCCTCGAGGATCGGCGTGCCACCCTCGGCGCCGCCCCCGGAGGAGAACGTGCGCCACATCTCCCGGAACCGCGCCTTGTCTTTGGCGTTCCAGTCCGGCGCGGTGTCTGGTCGAACGATGACACCCGTAAGCCGGGCCCCGCTCTTCCACATCTGCGCCCGCTGCTTCGCTGCTTCCGACGACTCCAGGAGCAGCTCCCGCAGGGACTCGATCGGCGACGAGCCGACAGCCAGATTGTCCGGCGTATAGCCGTGGATGTGGACGACCTCGTCCACGGCGAAGTCCCGGCCGCCTGCCGTCTCGTAGTGCTCGGGCCTGATCCAGTTCCCCCCGTAAGGGCGGATCAGCGAAGGAGGCACCGGGAGGATCCGAAGCTGCCCGTTCAGCCTGAGCTTGATCCCGAACCAGTCGTCATACAGAGCGACGTCGGAGACGATCCGCTCGACGAACCGGTACTGCGTCATGCCCGGCATCGGCTCCGCCAGCAGCCGCGGCAGCGGGTGATCCGTCAGCCGCTCCCGGTCCGTGTCGCTCACCCGGCTGAACGTGTGGATGCCGAGCTGCGCGATGTTCCGCGACAGAAAGCCGATGACCGTCCGCACCTGCGGCTGCGTGCGCCAGATCGTCTCGTACTCCCATGGTGCCGCCGGCAGCGGCATCGCCGCATACCCGGGCGTGACCCCGGCCCCGGTCACGGCCAGCTCGCCCGATGAGACCACGAACGCCATCACCCACCACCCGCCAGCACCTGGGTGAACTCGACCTTCGCCCGCTCGATGACGACCTCGCCGTCCACGCGCTGTGGCTGCCTGCCGGCCTCCAGCAGCTCGACGTCACGCAGCACCAGCAGCGGGCCGCGCTTCGCCCACAGCACTCCGGTGAAGGCCTTGTCTGCGAGGTTGACGACGACCCGCTTACGCACCGCCGTGCGACGCCAGGCGAACATGCGGCCTCCCTCCGGCCGCTACACGACCATGATTTCGTCCTCGTCCGCGTACCGGGATTTCCGCCGCGGGGGCCGCGCCACGACCTCGGCCATCGCCGTCGCCAGCGCCGACACCCCGTCGATCTTGTCTCCGCTGTTCGCCTTGTCCGGCTTCACGTTCCCGGCCGGGTCCATCGCCACAGCCAAGTTGTCAACACACCACCGCACCACCGGATGCCCGCCGTGCCGAATCGCCGGAGCCTCCGGCGTGCCACCGAGAACCAGGCGCTGAATCTCCTTCAGGACTGGCGACATCGTCGCGAAGCCCTGCCGGACCTTCACCATCGGGGCCCGCTCGCTGACCAGATCGTTCGTCAGCTGCGACGCGTTCCACGGGTCGTAACCGATCGACTTGACCTTGAAGAAGTCGCGGTCCCGGCGGATCTGCTCCTTGATGAAGTCGTAGTCCGCGACGTTCCCCGGCGTCGCCACCAGGAAGCCCTCACGCACCCAGCGGGAAGCCGCCCCAGCCGTCCGCTTGTCCAGCGCCTTGAGGTTGTCCTCCGGCGTCCAGAACCGCCACAGCGCATCCAGCGTGCCGGTCCGGTCATCGGGGAACAGCCAGCACAGCGCGCACAGGTCCGAGGTGCTCGCCAAGTCGAGTCCGCCATACGCCTCCCGCCCCTTCAGCGCCTGCTCGTCGACCAGGCCCGCGTTGTCGTCCCAGTCCTCCAGCCGAAGGAACCGCGTCGACTGCTTCGTCCGGATCCCCAGGTGCAGGCGCAGGTACTTCGCCAGGTCCGCCGGGGACTGCTGCGCCTCGGCTGCCGCCCCCTTCAGGTAGGCCGCGCTCGGGCTCACGCCGTATCCCGGGTTCGCCTTGCGCTGCGTCTCCACCGAGAAGGGATCGTCGCTCTCATCCGCGCCCCACACCACGCCGTAGGTGTCCACGTCGTGCAACGCGCCGCGCGCCAGCTGCTCCACATACTGGCGCTTGCGGTCATAGATCGATTCCTGCTTGCCCTCGTCCGCGGTCGTGATGATGACGACCAGCGGCTGGCGGCGCGAGCCGGTCCCCGTCTCGATCGTCTCCACCAGGTCCGGGCTCTTGTGGACGTGCAGCTCGTCGATGATCCCGCCGTGCACGTTCGCGCCATGCAGCGCCTCCGCCACCGAGGAGACGACCGTGAAGTACGAGCCCGACGCCGGATGCGTGATCTTCTTGGTGAACGCCTTGACGTTCCCCTTCAGCGCGGGCGCCCGCTCGGCGATCGTCTTGATCGGGTCGAACGTGTAGCGGGCCTGCTTCTCCGAGGTGGCCGCCGCGTACACCTGCGCGCCCGGCTCATTGTCCGCCGCCATCAGATACACGGCGATGCCGCCCGACAGCGTCGTCTTGCCGTTGCGTCGAGGGACGTCCACGTACAGCTTGCGGACGATCCTCACGTAGCCCTCGGCCTCGTCGTCCCAGCGCACCCATCCGAACACCGGGGCGATGATGTACGCCACCTGCCACGGGTCCGGGTCCAGCGGCTTGCCCGCCCACTTGCCCTGCGTGTGCCGCAGCAGATGGAAGCTCTTCAGTACCCGGTCCACCTTGGCCGGATCGAAGACCGCTCCCGGCGCCTCACCCGGGCTCGGGGTCTGCACCTTGGGCCGGCAGTCCGGGAGGGGAATCCCGCGGGACTTCATGTACCAGGCGACCTCGGCGCAGATGCCCAGCTCAGCCGGAGCCGGCGAACGGGTTCTCCGCGTCCCCATCGTCGCCCCCGCTTCGAGCCAGAGCCTGCTCCGTCGACGGCGTCAGGCCGAAGTGCCCGGCCCACGAACGGACTTCCCGTCCGGCCGCGCGCGCGATCGCCACCGCAGGATGGGCCAACGTGCCCTGGCGCGCCTCGATCGTCAGGCCGTCCCGCTGCACCGTCTGCGTCGCCTCGACGAAGGTGGCCCACGCCTCGCAGTACGAAGCCAGCGCCGCACGGTCCGACTCCTTCACCAGGTCCAGGCGCGAGAGTTCCGGCAGTACGCGGTGCCACTCGGCGGCGGCCTCCTCGGACAGCCACTCGGGTGGCTCCGGCGGGACGCGCTTGAAGTCGGGGCCGGTGTTGACCTTGCGGCCACCGGAGTCACGGCCCGGCGCACGGCCGTCGATCAGCTTCAGGCCCGCGGGCTTCGAGGTACGGGGCACGGATGATCACCCCCACCAGTCACTCGGAGTTATCGCAGGTCAGAGGCCTATCCCCTGGTCAGGGTAGTGAGCGCGCGCCTTCCGAGTTAACCGCGGCGGGGCCCGTGGAAAAAGATCTGGTGATTTTGACTCCCCTCCCCCTCGGGGAGGTCGGAAGCCAGAAAAGGCGGATCATCAAAGGCGAATTCGGACCCAAAATTGCCCTCAGAAAGCCCTTTTCGCGCTCCCTTTTCGAGCCCGATTGGCCCGCGCGGCCTCCGCTTTGCTCTTCTCCTCGTCGCACGGAGGGCACAGGAGGCCGAGGTTGTCGAGATCCTTGCGCGATCCGCCTTCGAAGATCGGCACGATGTGGTCCAGGACGAAGCGTTCAGCCTCTGGATCATCAGCCATGACGTCCTCTTGGTCTGCTCCGCACCTGTAGCAGCATCCGTGATCGCGCTTGGTCACCCTGCGCTTGAGCTTGCGCCATTCACCTGACGTGATCCCGTAGCGCGCCGCCTTGTCGTCCCTGCCTCGCCATGGAACGGGCTTGTGCTCGTCGCATCGCGAGCCCACCGTGGCGATCTCATGGCATCCACCCTCGGTACACCGAGAAGGAGGAGAGGTAGGCATCCCTCCCTCCCCTCTCCCCCTGGACGTTCCCCTGGCCCCTACTCGCCCTTCCCTACCCCTGTGGCTTCCCCATTGACCAGGGTGGCCAGGGTTCGCGCCTGGGCTTCCTTGCGAGCAGGTACAGGGCAGAGCATGACCTTGTCACCGTTCTCGATGGTGATGAACAGCTGGTTCATGTCCTTCTTCAGTGCGAGCGCGAACAGCCCTGTGAGGAGTACCCGGGTCGCTGTGACGCGCTTCCCAGCCTCTTCACCGCGCTCGATGGTGATACGGGCCCCTTCAGCAGGCACGGGATCCTGGTTGGGGGCCCTGAACTGGCCTCCCATGACGGTCAGACCGGCCGACGCGGCTGCTGCGGTGATCTGCCGCTGCCTTCTGGCCGCGGCCTTCTCTTCGTCACTCTTCTTGCTGCCGAACATGCCCTGCCCCCACTGGTTGCGCGGTTGGAGCGTCCATCCTCGCGCGCGGGCGGGCCGTAGGTCAGCTGTTGGCGAGCCTGTAGGCCGTGAGTTTGAGTTCGGCGTTGTCGACGTCGATCTCCAGCGTGGTCCCGTAGTAGCGCACAGGGAAGGGCCCGATGCGGCGGACCTCCAGCCAGACGGCGGTGGTCTGGTCGTCGGTCGCTGGTCAGGTCCAAGTGCCGGGCGTGCCGGGCGCAGTGCACAGGTGCCAGGCCCCTGCCGAGTCGAGGACTACGTCGCCGGTGGTCCACGCGCCGGTCGTCGGCGCCCCGGCCGAGTTCTTGAAACCGGCAAGGCGGATGTTCGCCAGCCCGTTCTTCTTCCCGAGTTCAGCTACGCCCGTGCTGGCGTCGAGGGCGTGGACCACGTCGAAGCCGCCGGTGCCGAAAATACTGCGGCCCATGAGGTGCGGTCCGTCGGCAGCGAGCCTCAGGAGAGTGACCTGGGTGCCGTCGAATCCTGCGCCGGAGAAGCGGCTGAGGTAGAGGTCTTTCCCGCCGACCTCGAAGTCGAATTCGCCGCCGTCAGAGCGGAGCCGGAACCCGCCGGCGTCGTCGCCGCGGAGGACGGTGAGGTTGCCGCCGTCGATGACGAGGCTTCCGGTGAGGGTGCCGCCGGCGAGGGACAGTAGGGCTGCGAGGGCTGCGGCGAGACCGGCCACCTGGTCCTGGGTCACGGTGATTTCGTCGCTGCTGCCGTCGCCGTGGGATGCGGCGTGTGGGCTGGGGGTGCGCGCGTTGGTGAGCCGCGGGTCGGTGGTGGCGACGAGGGCCCCGGTGTCGGGGATGCCGTGGACGCCGGTGGTGTCGGCGGCGTGGGTGGTCACTGCGGTGTCGGTGTACGCCTCGGCGTCCGCGGTCGATCCGTCGGCTCCGGGCGGGCCTTGCAATCCGGTCGGCCCGGTGTCGCCCGGGGGTCCTTCGGGCCCGACGAGAGAGGCCAGCCATTCGGTGACCGTGCCGGTGTAGCCCTCGTCGACGGCCACCTCGTAGGCGGACTGGCCGGGCTGCCCGGTGGTGCCACCGCCCGGGGCCTGCGCGGGGACGAGGCTGTCGAGGTGGATGGTGGCGCCGTCGGCGCCGAGGATGTCGGCCCAGAACGCTGTGCGCCGGCCCCTGTTGGGCTGGATGTCGACGTACCAGCGCCAGCCTGCCGGTTCGATGCCAGCCGCGTTGTTGGGGATGAGGTCGACCTCGAACGCGCCGTCGACAATGTCCGTCTTGCCGCCGCCGGGATAGATGGCGTGCCGGGCCTCGTCGGTGAGCAGCGCGGACGGGGTGAGGACGACCTGCCCGCCGAACCCGGTACCGGCAACGGCGGAGGGCAACGTGCCGGTCAGGGTGACAACAGGGGTTCCTGCGGGGAACGCCATGAACACCTCCCGGCAGGACGAGCCCCGCCGCCCGGACAGGGTGAACGGACGACGGGACGATCAGGCGGCCTTGGCGCCGGACGGCAGCGCGGGAGGCTTGCCGGTCTCGAGCAGTTCACGTGTGTACTCGTCGCGGCGCCCGTGGGGAAGGTCGTGCACGAGGTAGCGGGCCTGCTTGCCCTTGCCGGTCTTCGAGATGCGCCCTTCGGAGGCCCAGCGCCAGATGGTGCCGACGGGAACGCCCGCGTACCAGGCGGCATCCGAGGCCGTGACGTAGCCGGGAGGCATCGCTCACCTCCCCCAGGAATGGCGAGAGGCCCACCAGTGTGGCGGGCCTCAAAGCGCACGAAGGCTAGTTGAGCAGAGCATGACTTCGGTGGTGCTCAAGTGTCAAGTTGCGGTCGAGGGTTCGCGTGTCGCCTACTGCCGGTCGTCGTGGGCGAGTCCGGCGGCCTGGTCGAGGTAGCGGGTGGCGGTGCGGGCGGTGCCGTGTGCGTCGTTCCAGGCGGGCACGGAGACGGCGTCCGGGAAGTCGCGGCGGATGGCTTCGAGGAGCACGGTCATTGCCGTGTCGATGTGGCTGCCGCCGGCGCCTGCGGTTCGGAGGGCGCCGTACAGGCAGAGTTGGCGGTCCTCGCCGTGCATGGAGCCGGCGCACCAGCCGCGCTCCTCCAGCAGCACGCGGGCGTCGTGCAGGAGGGCGGCCACGGGATTGGTGTACGGGCAGGCCGCGGGCGGCAGGATCGGCGCTGCGGTGATGTGGGGGATGGCGCCGGTGTCGGGGAGGTGGGCGGTGTTGACCTCGAAGGCGACGGCGGCCTCGTCGAGGCGGACGGTCATGGCGGCGTCGACGAGGGCGAGGCGCGCGTCGAGGTCGAGGGCGACTCGGGTGGGCCGGCTTGCTGTCGCCGCGGTGGTCGTGGTCATGTGGGTGCTGCCTTCTGCGCGTTGGCGCGTGGTGGGTGGAAGGGGCGCCCCTGGTCGCTGCCAGGCATTCGAGGGGCGCCCCGGCGAATCACCTCTCGCGCAGCGAGTAGCGCACGAGGGTGACGTCGGCAACGGGGATGCCCTTGCTCTGCGCGTACCAAGCGGTGAGCCCTGCGAGGAGGGATCCCACGGTGGCGCCGGGCTGCGTGTCGTAGGTGCCGGTGCAGTCCTGGGAGGGGTTGTTTCCGTTGCGCAGGGGTCCGCGTGTGAACGTGACGTTCCACGCGTAGCGGCTAGCGGTGAGCCGGGTGGCCGAGTTGCTGTAGTCGGTCATGGTTTTCTCCTAGTGGTGGGCTGGTGCGGGGTGGTCAGACGCGCCAGCCGCCGAGGCGGGGACGCTTCTTCGGGTCGGAGCTGTCGCGGACCTGCTTGTCGAGGCCGCGGAGTTCGGCGTGGTCGAGGATGGCCTCGTAGCCGGCCGGGAGCGGTCCGGCGACCTGGGGGGCGGCGTCGGCGATGTTGCGGATGCCGCGGGGCTTCTCCTCGTGGACGGGGCCGAAGTTCTGGCAGAGGGTTTCGGCGGAGTAGCCGGTTGCGGTGCAGGGGGTGCCGGTGAACGGCAGGTGGCCGGTGAACGTGTAGGCGCTGGCGAGCTGGGCGTCCTCGTAGGGGGCGCGGCGGCGATCGATGTTCATGACGATCCAGTAGGTCTTTCCGAGCTGCAGTTGGCGGGCGAACTTGCGGGCGTCGCCGCGGTTCCAGGTCTTGGGCATGGGTGTGGCTCCGATTCGTTTTTGTGGTGGTTTGTTCCTGCTGCTCAGCCCCGCTCAGCAGGAAAAGGTGCAGGCCAGGGCTGCTCACAGGTCTGCTCGGGTGCTGCTCTGAGCAGATGTTGAGCAGGCTGTGAGCAGCGGACTGAGAGGCTGTGACCTGCGTGTTCTCTTCCTGAGCAGAGCTGAGCAGGCTCTAATCAGGGGTGCATTCTTCGCGTACCGGTCACAGTAGGTGGCGGAGACGATCACGCTTGAAGCCCCGCGGGCTCTTCTCCTCGCCGATCGGCCCGAGCGTGATCGGCGACCCGGCGCCCGCCTTCTTCATCAGCGCCTTGAACGCATCGACGTCCATCTCGCCGTAGGCGTCGGGGTCGTACTCCTGCAGGGCGGCGAGCAGCGGCTCCGTCTTCATCCGGTCGACGTCCGCCTTGAGCATCACGTCCACCGCGCCCTGGACCGCAGCCCGCGCCGGACCGTCCGTCAACTCCGAACCGGCCGGCGGCTCGGCGCCGCACAGGCGCAGCAGATGCTCCCAGGTGAGGAGTTCGACCGGGGCCGGCTTCTTGATCACGCCGTCCTTGTCGTACTCGGGCTCGACGTACTCGGGCAGGTCAACGCCCCGCATCCCGTCGAGACTGTCCTGGTCCGGGTCGAGGAGCCCCGCTTCGAAGCGCTCCTCGGCGAGCTTGCGCAGCACGTCGGACGGCGTCTCGTGTACGGCGTACTCGATCGGCTCGTCAGGCCGTCCCGGCACGCCCTGCAGGTAGATGTGGCCCGCGTCCTTGGCGTCGGTGTCGGTGGCCGGGGACAGCCGGTGCGGGAGGTAGCCCTCCTTCACCGAGCCGTCGCCGAACACTGCGCGGGTGTCGCCGACCTTGCAGGGGCCAACCGCTTTGAGGGCCACCATCTGGGCGAAGTTCTCGCCGAGGTAGCCCTTCTGGCCGCCCTGCGAGGCGATCTCCAGCTCGATGAGTTCCTTGCGGCCGACGAGCAGCAGGTCGAACGCCAACTGCTTGGCGAGCGCGGTGCCCTTCGGGAACTCGTCGAAGAAGATCGTGACTGCCGGGTGGGTGGGGCTGGCTTTCCACTTCTTTCCCATGCCGAGCTTCTGCCGCAGCCGGGCTCGCGCCTTGGACATGACGAGGAAGAACAGCAGGACGGCTTCGATCTGTTCGTTGGTGCGGGCGGTGATCCGTACCGCGGCGCCGAGGTCTTCGAGGCCGTCGCCGTGCGGATCGAGGTCGATGGTGATGTTGTCGCGGCAGGCGGTGGTGCCTTCGGCGAGGGCTTGGAGGATGCCGGTCTTGCCGCCGCCGGAGGCAGCGACCCACAGGCCCATGACGCCGGCGAGGGACAGTTCGAGGGGGTCGCCGCCGACGCTGGTGCCGATGCGGAACCGGTCGGTGATCGACAGGGACTTGGGGGCGCGGTACGGGAGGCTGGGAGCGGTGGCGAACGGGTCGCCGGACACGAGGCGCAGGATGGCGCAGGCGCGTCGGGCTTGGAGGGGCTGGGGTCGGACGCCGTTGGTGGGCAGGTCGAACTTCGTCTCGAGGTCACCACTCTTCTCGATGATCGCCTCGGGAGTGCCGTCGGAGACGCGGACGACGCACTGCCAGCCCCACGGCTGCCGAACCACGTCCGACACCTCGACGATCGGCACGTTCTCGGCGCGGACGGCGAGGAGGACGCACTGGGCGAGCTGGTCAGGCGTGTGCGCGTTCCGCAGAGGGAACGGCTTGGCGTCGGCGGCGAGCTGCTCGACGTTCATGACGACGCCGCTCATTCCGGGCATCACCGCTCCCCCGGCCGGGCCCGCCTGGAACGTGGCGGGCAGGCTGCCGGTCGGGGTCGTCACGAAAGGGATCTCCACCCCCTCGGCGGTACGCGCCGTGAAGGGGCGGCTGATCAGGTACCAGCCGTACCCGGCAGCAGCTCCGAGCGCGGCAAGAAGCACCGGCTGCCCAGTGGCGGCCTGTTCGATGGCCGCACCGAGGGCGGGAACGGCGGCGATGCCTCCACCGGCGACGATGGCGGCCCGGCTGGCCTTCTTCCCCGTTCGTGCGGCGTTGATCTCGCGGTCGGTGGGCGGGAGAAGCGGTGTTGCCTGCATCCCGGCGAGTCGGGCCTCCTCGGCGGCGACCCTGCCGCCGAGCGAGGCGAGCGCCCCGGCGTTGCCGCCGGTCTCGCCGGCCTCGGCGTGGGCCTTGGCCACGGCGAACCGGGCGTGGGCTTCGGCGACGAGCCGCTGCTGTTGAGCGATCCGCTCGGTGTATTTGCGGGTCTTGGTGTCGGTGGCGAGCTGGATGGCGGTGACCTGGTCTATGTCTCCGGTGGCGAGCCAGTTCCGCATCCGGGCGCCGACGTGGCCGCGCTGCTCAGTGAAGGCGACCTTGGCCTGCTTGCTGCGGCTCGGCGTTGATGCGGTCGGCGGCTCGGCGGGCATGGGCGGGACTGCTGGCTTCTCGACGGGGGTGGGTCCGGTCTCGGTGGCCACGGGAGCGTGTCCTTCCAGGGGTTGGGTGCGGGGCCCGGGTTGGCCCCGCCGGGGTGTGGCTACAGGCCGCCGAGGACGTTGCCGAGGGAGCTGACGACGGAGGCGGTGAGCTGGTCGCCCATAGCGCCGACGACGGTGCCGGACAGGGCGATGCCGAACAGGCCGACGAGGACGGCGTCCCCGGGCTTGATGTCGCGGTGCTTGACCCGGACGAACACGATGATCCCGAGGACGAGAATCGCTACAACGCCGGCTCCGATCACCCCTCCCGAGGCCTGGGTCTGGACCTGGTCGCCGTAGCCGGCCGGGGCCTGCTGCGGTGCCTGCAAGGGGGCGCCCTGACCGCCGTTGGGGGTGAGGCCGTTGCCGATGCCGGGCTGGGTGTCGGTGCGGGCGATTGCGATGACGGTCGTCTCGTGCTCGACGGCGTCGGCGGTGGCGATCGTGGCGGCGCTCCCGACGAGGGCGACAGCGGCGGCGGTCGAGACGGCGGCGCGGCGAAGAGTGGAGTTCATGGCGGGTATCTCCTGAGGGTGGGTTAGCTGGCGCTCGGGCGGGAGTTGTTGCGGCGCAGAAGCTCTGCGTGGGCGCGGCCGGCGGCGCGGGTGTAGCGGGGCGTGTCACCGGCTTTACGGACGGGCGGAACGGGCTTGTACGAGGACCGGGGTGTTTGGATCGCACGCTGGGCGTTCGTGTTCTTGCTGAGGGTGTTCACGCGGGTGCCGGTGAGGGCGGATTCGACGCGCTTTTCGGCAGCCCGGCGGGCAGTGATGGACTCGATGGACTCGCCGGGTTCGCAGCCGTGGATGTTCCGGTATGCGCGCGGCCACACGGCCGGGTCGTCGGGCTCCTTGCCGAGAGCGGCGCCGATCTTCACGGCCTCTTCCCACACCGTCTTGAACACGGTCTGTCGGATGCCGCGCAGTTCCTGCCGCGCTTTCTCGGCGGCCTGGTCCGCGGCCTCCTTCTCCGCCCGCTTCTCCTTGGCCTCAGCGGCTTGCCGCTTGGCCTCCTTGTCAGCCTGTTTCTGGGCGGCACGCTGCTGCCGCCACGACAGCTTCCCGTCCAGCTTGCGGATGCGACCGTGCTCGTGGAGGTCCCACATGCCGGGGCCGGCGACCGAGGCCAGGGCCGTTCCGAAGGCGGTCGCCGGGTCGAAGGCGCCGAGCCCGTGAACGATGTTGATCGACGCGGCGGTCAGGGCGCCGACCCAGGCGACGAGGCGGTAGTGCCACTGCGGGCGCCCGTCCGTCACCGCGGCGGCAGCACCGACGAGAGCGACCAGCGCGATCACCTCGATGAAGAGCGGGGCGACGAGCAGGTACTTTGCGGTCGGGTCGTAGAACGCGGCCATCTGCACAGGGAGGGCGACCGCAGCGCACAGGGCGTAGAAGGCGAGGGCGACGTTCCGCCAGCGCGTGCCGGACTTCTCGACGGCCTCCGCCTGCTCGGCCTCGGTCTGCTGTTCCTCCTCGGCGTCCCGGGCGGCTTGCTCGCGGGCGCGGTCGGCTTCCTCACGGCGCCGCTGATGCTCGGCGATCCGTGCGTCGGACGCGGCCTTCTCTTCTGCGGCCTTGCGTTCGGTCCGGTCGTTGGCGAGGCGCTGCTTGCGGGCGTCCTCCTCGGCCTTGACGCGAATCGCCTCAGCTTCGGCTTCCGCCTTGATGCGGCGCTCTTCCTTCTCCGCTTCGGCGGCGAGCCGCTTCTTCTCCGACTCGGCCCACGCCTGGGCGCGGATCGCTTCGGCCTTGGCCTGGGCGACGAGGTCGTTGTCGCCCGCCTCGGCGGGCGACGCCGGAGCGGTGGTGGCTTCGGCCAGTGTGGTGGGGGCGGCCTGTATGGGCTGCCAGTCACCCAGCACGGGCGGGACGGGCCTAGCGTGGCCGTTCACCTGCGGGCTGGCAGTCATGGCGGATCGGTGTCCTCTCAAGTGGTGGGGTAGTGCTGCGCCAGTTCTCCACGAGCCCCGTGCGAGACGGGGCCCGCAGTCAGCCGGTCAGCGGTTGCGGATCCAGCGGCTTAGTGCGGGGTCGCCGTTCACCGACGACCGGGCTTCCAGCCGGAGCCCTGCGTCCAGCCACGGTCCTGGGCCTCGCTGACCATGGCGTTGAGGTCGTTGTGGAAAGCGGCCTCTCGCTTCCGATCGCCATTACGGCGGGCCTCCGCCGCAGCTTCGGTGGCGAGCTCCATGCTCTGCTGAAGGTCGGCGTCGCTCGTCTTCTTGAACAGGGGCATTTGGGGTCCTCTCGGTTGGGGTTGGAAGCGCTGACGCGGTTCCCCTCAACCGGGTCCGTGCGAGACGGGCCCGGCGGGCAGCCGGTCAGTCGCCGTAGTTCTCAGGGAGTCCGTGGCGGCGCAGCCACTCGCTCTCGTAGTCGCGGCGGCCGACCGCCTCGAAGGTGCCGCGGGCGTCATTCACCTCGTCGTCGGTCATCTCCGGCGCGGTCTTGTGTGCCCAGGTCTTGCCGGTCAGGTCGGGCCAGCGGTCTGCGGATCCCATGCGGGTGTCCTCTCGGGTTGCGGATCGGGCGGCCGGTCAGCGCTCGTCGGTGTTGATGAAGCAGAAAGACGTGAAGGCGTGGGCACGGGGGTTGGTGGTGGCGTTGACGATGCGCTCGGCGTCGGCGACGTCGCCGCGGTTGATGGCCTCACCGGCCCGGCGGGCGACGTCCATGTCGACGGGGGCGGTGGGCTCGTGCTTGCGGCTGAACAGGTTCACGTCGGGTCCTCTCGGTCGATTCGAACGGGACAGGGGCAGTTCAGGCGGCGGCGGGGAGGTGCAGGCCGCGGATCTCGTCCATGAGGGAGGTCTCGTCGGGGTGGTTGGCGTCGTACTCGATGGCGGCGAGGCCGATCTCCATGGCGCGGTCGTAGTCGCCGGAGGCTCGGGCGGACCGGTACTCGGCGAGGAAGGCGGAACGGGTCTGACTGGACATGGCGGGGCCTTTCGGGCGTGGTGTGAGGTGGGAGCCGTGCCGGCGGGGGCCGCGGGGGATTCGGAACTTCCCCGCCGACACGGCGATCAGGGGTTAGCGCGGGCGGTTTTCGCTGCGCTCGTTGGCCTCACGGACCTTGCGGAGGAGTTCGGCACGCTCGGAGTCCGTCACGACGGGCCTCCCGCATGCCGGGCCTCTTCTTCACGGAGCTTCCGGCGCAGGTACTCGGCGTGCCATTCGGGGTCACCCTCGTCGAGGAAGCCCTTCAGGGTGGCGCGCACCCAGCCGGCCCGGTCGGCCAGCCGCCGCTCGTAGCGGTCGACGCTGTACGGCACGGTCAGCGCCTCCTGCACGGCGACGAGAAGCTCACGCTCGGCCGGGCTCACGACGCCACCACCGTCGGGTACGGGTGCGGGCCGCGGGGGCGTCGAGGAAGCTCGTCCTTCGTCTTGCCGTGGTCCTCGGCCATCACTCGGCCACCTCAATCAGGTCCAGGCGGCCGGCGGCGGCGAGCTGGCAGCGGCACATCGCCATCTCGTCCTGCGCGGCCAGGCAACCGTCGAAGTCGGCGGACTCGGCCAGAGCGCGGCAGTGCTCGGAAGCCGCCCGGTAGCGGGCCACGGCGACGACGGGCACGTCGGTGCGGTAGCCGGTCTCGGGGTCGTCCTCGATGTCGGTGACGACTTCGACGGAGCCGACGCCGGGAACCTGCACGGTGAGGGTGATCTCGGTGGCCGTCCAGGTGGCGGAGCCGTCGGAGGCGGAGTGCTGGACCTGGCGGGTGGTGACGGTGCCGCCAACCCGCTCGAAGATGTCGTTCAGCTCCATCTGCGACCAGGCCGTCAGGTACGTGGCCGTCTCGCCGAGGTGAGCGTTCGGCTTCCATCCGTGATCGAAGCCGAGGGCGGCCCGAACCTTCTCGATCGTCGCAGCGTCCGGCGTGGTGAGCGCCAACTCCAGACGGCGCACGACGTGCTCGGCGAGGGACGACAGTGGAGCGATGGGAAGGGTCGAGGTGCTCATGCCGCACCGCCCATCTTCGCGATGCGGTCGCGGACGATGGCCAAGCGCAGCACCGGGTCCTGGCCGACGGGAACCGTCACCAGACGCGTGCCGTCCTCGCAGACCATCGAGAAGGCCTCGAAGTGCTCTCGCAGCATCGGGTCCAGCGTGGCCGGGTTCCACTCCTCCAGCTCGACGTCGTGCTCGGCAACCAGGGCGGCCAGCGTGTCGCGGGCCTCCTGCTCGTCGGCGAGCCGCTCGATGTCGGCGAGGCGGGCCCGGGTCGCGGCGACCATGTCGCGCAGACGGGCCGGCGTCACGTCACCGAAGTCGGCGAGCTGCGGGTCGGTCGAGGCGACGAGGGACAGACGGCCGGTGTCGGCGTCCGTCATCACCTCGGCCTCGAGGGTCAGGCTCACAGCGCGCACCACGGGGTGCGATAGGTTGGCGTTAGCCATCAGGGTCTCCCTAGCAGGTACCTGATCGGTTAGGGCCGGCCTGCGATGTAGGAGTCGCGGTGTCCGGCCCGATCTTCTTTTGTGCAGCGCCCGCGGACTGGGTCCGGTAGGAGTGGGCACAGCGAGTAGGCCGCGAAGCCGGGGGCTTTGCGTCTACTTTGTTGCAGGACCAGCATGGCACGGGGTCACCCCGAGCCGCAAGAACTGACGCCATGAAAGACGCAACAAAGTAGACGCGGAATCTGGTCGGGCAGCGCCCTCGCGTGAGAACATGCAGGACATGGCAGCGAAGACCCCGACACCAACCGCAGAGATGGCAGCCGCGCTCCGAAAGGTCGACAGGGCCGCCGCTGCCCACGAGAAGACGCGCCACCGTCTCGAAGAGGCCGTGGCTGAAGCGCGCGAGCTCGGCTGCTCGTTGACGATCGTCTCGGAGCATGCTCGCTACAGCAGGGAATGGGTACGCAAGGCGACTGCCAGGTTCCACGACCAGCAGGGTGCCGCGACCCGAGTGGGCGACGAGTTGGACCATGCCACTGAGTGAATCGCGCGCTTCGAACCGTGACCACGTGAGCCCGGTGCAGCGCCGATGCAGCAGGAGTGCAGTCGCAGTGCAGTACGCCCGAAACGATCAGGCAAGGGGCGCAAAGTGGACGTCGTAACGTGGACCGGCCGCGACGCATGCGCCTTGCAGCAGGCCCTCCGCATGACGAACGACGACTTCGCCGACCACCTCGGCGTCGCCGTGCGCACGGTGGCGAACTGGCACTCCTCCCCCGGCACCGTGCCACGAACCGAGATCCAATCCGCCCTGGACACCGCTTACGAGAGGTCGACCGCATCGGTGCAACGACGCTTCAGTCTTCTAACCCGCCCCGGCCCTGGTGCCGTCGAGGCGCAGGCCCTGCGGGTAGCGATCGCCGTAGTCCTGCGCGGAGATGACGTGCTCCTCGTCTGCCGTCGCGGGGACGGCGAGATCCGCTGGCAGTTCCCCGCCGGCATGGTCAAGCCCGGCGCAGACCCTGCCGCCGTGGCCGCGCAGGAGACGCACGGCGAGACGGGCGTGCACTGCCGGGTCCGCGAGCAGCTGGGCGAGCGCGTACACCCGGTCACGGGCGTCGTGGCCACGTACTACCTGGCCGAGCACCTCGCGGGCGAGGCGGCCAACCGGGACCCGCTGGAGAACATCGACGTCACCTGGGCGCCCCGCTCGACCCTGACCCGCTTCATCCCCGCCGACCAGATCTTCCCGCCCATCCTGAGCGCCTTGGAGGTTGCCGCATGACGACCGAGACGAAGACCGAGAAGCCCGGCATCTCCGCGGCCATCATCGTGGACCAGGGCTGCGTGCTCATGGTCAGGCGGGCCGTGAAGGAGGGCGAACTCTCCTGGCAGTTTCCGGCCGGCGCGATCGAGGCCGGGGAGGCGGCCGACGAGGCGGCGGTGCGGGAGACGCTCGAGGAGACTGGCCTGACAGTCAAGGCGATCCGGCAGATCGGCTACCTGGAATCCCACCCGAAGTCCGGCCGGGAGATGTTCTACACGGCCTGCGAGGTTCTCCAGGGCGAGGCCAAGGTCGCCGACGCTGACGAGCTGGACGCGGTCGCCTGGGTGACGCTGGAGGAGATCCCGCAGTACGTGCCCTACGGGCTGTTCGGGCCGGTGCAGGAGTACCTCGACGCCACCCTCGGTCGTTGAGGCGGTCATGAACGAGGAACCGACCCCCGGCCTGGCGGACACCGAGACACGGACGGCCACGTTGCCCGACGGTACAACGATGGTGATCGCCGTGAAGCGCGGCCTGTCGCAGGATGAAGTGGATCTACTGGCGGCGCGGCTGTGGCAGGAGACACCCGGCACCTGACGGCACGGCAGAAGGCCCCCGCTCGCGGTGTGCGAGCGGGGGCCTTCGTCATGCTCACCGTCGTCTGGCGGGCGGCCCGTAGGGGCTCTGCCAGGCGGGCCGGTCGCGGCGCTGTGAGGCCGCCGCACGGGTGGCCCGTGAGCGCGGGCGGACTCGCCGACGCCTGAACGGAGTACCGACATTCCACAGGTCACACACAAACCGGGAAGTAACAACGAGGCTCTGTCTACCAGCACCAGCCCACCCTCGTTCTGGAGTCCGTATGCTCACCGACGTCTGCCTCATCTGCCTCATCGTGTGTGAGAGCGCAGCAACGCTTGCGCTCCTGGTCGGGCGCATCGCGCCATGGCGCTGCCATGGCGCGATGGCCTTCCTCAAGGGTCTCGGCACCGTGCTGGCCGTCTGGGCCCATTGGACGGTCTTGGCCTACGTCTGCGCCGGCTTCACGGCGTTGGGTGCGTGGAAATGGTGGAACAGCGGGGGCGGTGACGGTACCCGACGCCGGCTTAAGTCCTGGGCGCGCCGCTTCCAGGGAACCCGCCGCACCGCCCCCTCCCTTGTAGCGTCCGTCCGCGGGTCAGCGCGCCGAGGGTCTGGACTTCGGCGGCCGGTGCGGACCGCATGGCGTCGTCGCTGACGGCGTAGTCGGTCAGGGCGTTGTCGATCTGGTCGAGGATGTGGTCGGCGGTGCTCACGGCCGGGCCTCCTTGGGCGGGTTGCTGGTTCTCATGATGGCCAAGCAGTCGAGGTTGTCGGCCTCCTGGTCGATGGCGGCTGCCGCGGTTTCAAGGTCGCAGTCGGAGTCGTCGGCAAGAGTCCGGCAGGACTCGGCAATGGCGCGGAGCAACGCGACGACGGCGTCGGCGCCGAGGTAGGCGTGCCCGTCGGCGAAGGTGACGATGGGGAGGCGGTCGGTGGCGTGGCCGGTCACGCCGCCCGCCTCTCTGCGAGCGGTAGCTGGAGCGCCTCGGAGTGCCCGTACTGGGTCGAGCAGCCGGGGCAGCGGACGCCAGCCGTGTCGAGGGTGATGCGGAGAACGTGTCCGCAGATGCAGGTGACGGGGACGCGGCGGGGCGGCTTTTCGCCGCCGGTCGCGGTCACGCACTGGAAGCGGATCCTCGACACCTCGCCCGCGAACTCGTCGAAGGCGCCGTGAGCTTCAGCCGCCCACGGCAGGAGGACGCGAAGCCGGTGGACGACCTGGTCGCACTGCTGCTGGAGGTCGCCGTCCCAGCGGGGGTACCGGTAGCCGAGGGTCTCGTGCCAGTCGACGAGCCACGTCTGGAGGATGGTGATCACGCCGCCGCGGGCTGCCAGGGAGAGCGGGTCGAGGCGCAGCGGGAGGGGTGCGGTGCGGCTTCCGGAGACGGCGGGGCCGGCCATGCCTGCGCCGGGCTGGAGGCTGTCGGACAGCTTGGCGTACAGGCCGTCGGGCCCGGCGAGGGCGGCCAGGTTGGAGCCGACCCTTTCGGTGCACGGCTGGCAGGCCTGGTGTCCGAGTTCGTCGGCGTAGAGGTCGCGGTGGCAGACGGTGCAGGCGTTCACGGCGTGCTCCTTGCGGGCGTGCGGGCGGGGCGGTGGTTCAGGCGCGGTACAGCGGTTCGTTGCGCAGGTGCGGGGCGAGGATGGCGAGGGCGCGTTCGGCGGGGGTGGGTTCTGGCGGCGGGATGGGGAGGCCGTTGTCGAGGTACCACCAGTCGCCGGGGTAGATCGGCCAGCTGGCGTGGATGACCTTGAGGGGAAGTTCGGGCGCGGCCATCACTCGCCCTCCTTCTCGAGCGGCCAGCGCCGATCGTTGCCGGCGCATTCGGCAACGCTCGGGCCGGCTTCGGGCCCGTACCACTGATAGCTGTCCGTGTAGCGGGCCACGTTCTTGGCGGCTTGCACGAGACGCATGTCGTCGGTCGCTTGGGTCGCTGCCGGGCCGGGCGTGGTGTGCTGGCAGTGGACGCCCGTGAACTTGTTGTTGATCCTGCATCGCTGCCGTTGCCGGTCCTCCCACATTCGGAGTTCGGCGGCGTGCTCAGGGCGCCGGGTGGCTGCGGCGGCGAGGAGTTCGGCGGTCTCGCAGGCGGTCGACGTGTACGCGGGGATGTCGAGCAGGGCGAGGATGTGATCGGGGAGTTGTTCCCGCCGGTCGCCGGGTGGGGGTGGCGTCCAGGCTGTCGGGCCGGGTGCGGGCTGGTCGAGGGCGCGGATGGTGTCGCAGGGCCAGGTGGTGTCGTAGCCGAGGCGCTGTCCGTGCGCGCAGTAGACGCAGGTGTCGCCGTGGCTGGCCTTCCGGTGGAGGGCGCGGACGCGGGTGAGGGCGGCTTCGGCGCGTTCCAGGTCGGGGACGATGAGTTGGACGTGGCGTTTGTTCCCGGCGGCGACGTGTTCGAGGGTGGCGATCCGCGCGTACAGGGCGTCGAGTTGGTCGCTGGTGAGGTTGTCCAGCGGGATGCGGTCCGTCATGTGGCGTCCTGGTCGTCGGGGCGTATGCCGATCGTGAGGGTGTGTCCGCAAAGGCCGAGGATGCCCTCGGCCCAGGTGAGGGTGAGCGTGGCGCGGCCGGTGAGCATTTGGTTCATGTGCTTGGTGGAGCAGCCGAATTGGCGGCAGGCCTCGGCTTGGCTGATGCCGGCGGCTTGGAGTGCGGCGCGGACGTGGGCGCGGAGTCGGTCCTCGGCGGTGGCCTCGGTCATGGGGTGGCCTCGTTCCAGTGGCGGATCATCTCGTCGAACGTCGCGTTGACGGCGGCTTGGTCGGCGAGTTGGTCCCAGTCGGGCGTGGGTGCGGGGTCGGGGAAGGGGCGGGCGAGGCGTTCGGCGGTGACGGCCGCGCGGCGGAGGCTGGTTCGGATGCGCCGGCCGATGCACCAGCTGGCGGCGAGGGCGAGGACGGCGATCAGGGCGGCGGTCACGGTTTCCTCCGGTTCCAGATGGCGTGGATGGCGAGTGTGAGTGCGGCGAGGGCGCTGATGCCGGGGCATGCGAGGCCGACAGCGGTGGCGGCGGTCATGGGGTGGCCTCGGGGTCGATGAGGTTGGCGGCCCACTGGGTGCCGTTGTCGAACATGTCGACGTGGATCGCCGGCAGATCGGTGGTGCGGATCTGCTCGGCGAGTTCGTGCGCGAAGGCGTCGAGGTTGGCTTCGGCGCGCGCTGTGCTGAGGCCGCCCTGCTGGAGGTAGGCGATCAGGCGGGCTCGGACGGTGATGGTCATGCCGGTCCTTTCGGTGGGTGGCCGCCCCGGGGTGGGCGGCGGCCGACGGGCACGGTCAGGCGAGGGTTGCGGCGCGGCGTTCGGCTGCGATCCGGCGGAGGGTTGCTCGGACTTCGCCGGTGGCGACCGCGATGGCGATGTCGGCGATGCAGTCGACGCACACCCAGTCGGCGGCGTTCTCCAGGTGGAAGGCGGTGGCTCCGTCATGGAAGACGCGGAACTGCATGCGGCTGCTGGTGAAGGAGCAGGTGCCGATCGTCTGGCCGCGTCCGCAGTCGCAGTCGCCGCCGAGTTCGCCGATGACGGGCGTGGCTTCGGGGGTGAGGTTGTACTTCACGGGGCTTCCTTTCGCATTGGCGGCCCTGAGGGCCTCTCTGTCACTTCTGGCACCACGGGGACCCGGGAGGGGAGTTCGACGCTCCTAGACCCCGCCAGGGCCCGTCTCGGGCCTCTCCCGGTCCGTGCGGAGATCTGCCGCCACGCCCACACCCCCGCGTTCCCGGCGGCCGCACCCAGCAGCCCGGCCAGCACCACGCCGGCGGTGAGTGCGAGGAGCAGGCCGGTGATGACGAGGTCACCGACCTCCCACGCCGACGTCACGGCCGGGCCTCGGCGCGGGCGACGGGCCAGGACCAGCCCATCCGCGACCGGTGATTCTTCCCGCCGTGCCCGGCCGGGAGATTGCACGGACGGGGCTCGTACCGGGAGGGCGTCAGGTGAGCCGGGCCGCCCATCGACCCGCACTCCGGTTCGCCGGGGTTGGCGAAGTCCTTGAAGTGATCGAGGTGCCGCAGGGTGCTGGCGTCGTCGCGGTAGTAGCAGATGTGCGCCGTGCAGCTGCCGCAGAAGTCGCACTCGCCGCATTCGTCGAGGAGCCAGGGGTCGACGAGGATTCCGAAGTGGGCGGTGTAGCGGCGGTTCGCGCAGGGCGTCTTCCAGGAGCGGGTCACGGCTGGGCCTCCTTCGGCTGCTGCGCCCCGGTGCCGGGGCAGTGCCGGGTGGGGCCGTCGGGTCGCTGCGTCCAGTCGTGTGGGGCGTGGGGCTGCCGAGTTGAGATCGCGATGTCGCAGCGGATCACCTTCGGCTGCTGCGGGTTGACGGCGGCAGGCGGGTCGGCGTCCGTGCCGCGCTGCCCGCCGAGGAGGGCGCGGGCCTCTGCCTGCGCCGCCCGGTAGCCCTCGCCGTAGGCGCCCTTGCCGATCTCGGACCATGACCAGATGAGCGTGCGGCCGATGCGTGCCGAGTCGCTCTGCCATGGCTTGGGCGTCGTCTCGTCGGCCGCCCGACCCGACACGACGGCAGCGGCGTCGGCCATGCGGCGGAGTTCGGTGGCGGCGTCCTCGCGGGCATCGCAGGAGGCGCACGGCTTGCGGCCACCGCAGCCCTCGTTCATCGCCTCAACGAACACGGCGGCTTCCCGCAGCACTGCCGTCCGGACGGTCTCCGGCGTGGGCTCGATCCCCATCCGCAGGGCGAGCGCGCCCGTCAGGTGCTCGGCGAGGTGCTGCCGGATCTGAGCGTGCTGAAGGCTGGCGAGCCGGGCGGTGCGCTGGAAGTCGGCGAGCGCGTCGTAGATGGCGGTGGTCAGTGCGGCCGTCCGGTTGGGGGTGGGCGCCTGCCCGACAGACGAGACGGCGGACAGTGCGGCGGCGATCTTGTCGCGGAGTTCACATCCCGCACAGCCGTAGTTCGCAGCGAGGTTGTCGTGGCGGGCGACGGAGCCGTGCAGGGCGGAAAGGTAGTTCTCGGCGTCGCGGAGGAGCCGGGCGGTCTGGTCGGTCATCGGGTCTCCAGGGGCAGGGCCGGAACAGCCGGCGGCAGGTGGGTACGGTGGGTGCCAGGCCCGGCGGTGGTAACGACACCGCCGGGCTGCTCCACGGAATGGGTGGTCACGGAATCAGCGCGTCCTGCACGGCCTCGACAACCGGCACCGACTCGGACTCCTCGTCAGGCAGCGGCGGCGGGTTCACCTCGAAGTGCGCGCCCGCCCAGTTCCGCTCGCACATGTCGGTGAAGCTCAGCCAGTTCCGGCGGACCTCGCGGCCTACGACCGTGGTGAGCGTGCCGTCCGGGTGGAGCGTGCAGTCGAACGGCGGCAGGCCCTCGGTGTGCACTCGGATCGGGGTCGGTACGGCGGGCAGCTCAGGTGGGGCGGGAGCCTCGACTGGCCCGGCCGCTGCGTCGAAGCCGGCGTTGCCCCGGCAGTGCGGGCACATCTCCTCATGCCGGCTCACGCCGCACGCTCCGTCCGGCGCTTCGTCAGCCCGTTGCGCTGACAGATCCACCACGCGTGGCGCAGCGTGCACTTCGTCCGCTGGGAGATCAGTTCGTAGGTCAGCCCATGCAGACGTAGTTGGATCACCGCGGCTTCCAGCTCGGCGGCACTGACCCGCTCCGGCCGGTCGCCGCCCGCGGTGCGCTCTATGGCCATCTCGTCGATGTCGTGGTCGCCGCGGTTGCAGGTGCGGCAGTAGCGGCGCCCGTCCGTGGTGGGGATCACGTCGTGTCCGTTGTGGCGGTACGTGAACTGCTTCTCGTTGTACGTCATCTCGGTGACGTACCGGCATGCGCGGCAGTAGCGGGCGCCACGCCGGTCGCAGCGCAGGTTCGTTGCGTCCAGCGTGTGGCCGTGCTTGCACGTGGCCGGGATGACACGGGGGCGGGGTTGGCGCGGCTTGGCCTGTGTGGCGTGCGGATTGGGTGGTCCGTCTTCCGGTCGGCCGTGGTAGATCCAGCGGGTGTAGCAGGCGACGCAGTAGCCGTGGCCTCGGTGGGCGGCGGTTTCTCTGCAGCAGGCGCAGACGATGGTTCGGCGTCGGGTGCGGTCGTTCACGGTTGTCTCCTGGTGGGATGCTGGTGGTGCACCCACGCCCCTTCGCCGGGCGTGGGTGTCTGCATGCGGGACGATCACGGGGCAGGCGGGGCGGCGTTGATGGCGCGGGCGGCGCCCAGTGCCGGGGCCAGCCAGTGCGCCGTCTGGTCGACTTCCACGCCGTGCCGGGTGACGGCGTCGCAGGTTTCCGCCGTGGTGCGCAGCAGGTACGCGTAGCAGGCGTCGAGGTCGGGGTACTGGCCGGTGAGCGTCGGCGGGGTGGTCGAGGGCGGGGAGAGTTTGTCGGCGGCGGTGCGGAGTTCGTCGGCGGGTGTCATGTCCGCTCCTCGGGCGAGACGGTCCGTCTCGTGTTGTGATGGGCGTCTGTGTGTCGGGGTGTGGGCGGGGCTCGCGGTAGTGATCACGGGCGGGCGGGGGTGTCGTCGGGGGCGGCGTCGGCGTCGGCCGTGAGGAACTCCTGCAGCGCTGTGTCGCCGCGTCCGGACTCGGCGTTCTGCTTGGCGAGCTGGGCGATCAGGTACTTGCGCTGCGTCTGGAGGCGGCCGATCTCGGCGACGAGGGCCAGGACGGCTTTCGGGTCGACCTTGTCGCCGATGTGGTCTGCGGTTGCGGCGAGGACCGCGTATTCGTCGATCTGCTGGACGGTGAGCTGGGTCATGGTGTCTCCGGTGTGGTGGGTGGACGGCGGTCAGGCGGGGGTGGGGCGCTCTGTCGCGTAGCAGCGGCATGGGCTGGCTGGCTCGCAGTTGTGGAAGACGCCGCGCTTTGCCGCCCAGTCCATGGGCAGCTCTCCGGATTGCTGGCGTTGCCCGCAGCGGCAGTAGGTGCGGTTCAGGGAGGAGTTGAAGGTGACGAAGGGGTGTCCCCTTGCCGCGCACCATTCCTTGGTCGCTTCGCTGGTCACGGTGTGGCCTTTCGGGTCGCGGTGTCAGGCGGCGGTGGGGGTGGGGTGGGTCGGTTAGGCGGCGGCCTCTTCGTCCTGCGCGGCCCAGCCGCAGATCCACGTGTCGCGGCAGGTGGGGCAGCGGTACGTGGCGAGGACGGATCCAGGTCCGTTGGGGGTCACGGCGACGGGCGGTATGGCCGGGCTGTCGGCGGTGAGGCAGCGGTCGCAGGTGTCGAGGTAACGGGCGGCGCTCATGGGGTTTTCCTCTCGGTCAGGTCTTGGCCATATCGACGAATCGGGCATAGTGCCCCTGGAAGGCGACGGTGATGGTGGCCGTGGGCCCGTTGCGGTGCTTGGCGACGATCAGGTCGGCCTCGCCGGCGCGCGGGGAGTCCTTCTCATAGGCGTCCTCGCGGTGAAGCAGGATCACGATGTCGGCGTCCTGCTCCAGGGATCCGGACTCGCGCAGGTCGGACAGCAGCGGCTTCTTGTCCTGCCGCTGTTCGGGCCCGCGGTTCAGCTGGGACAGGGCGACGACCGGTACCTGCAGATCCATGGCGAGGGTCTTGAGGCCACGGCTGATCCGGGAGACCTCCTGCTGCCGGTTGTCGTTGCGCCCGCCGCCCTCCCCGCCCATCAGCTGCAGGTAGTCGATGACCACCAGGCCGAGGCCGTGCTGGCGCTGGACGCGACGGCAGTGGGATCGGATCTTCGCGAGGGTGACGCCGGTGTCGGCAACGATGAACAAGGGCGACGCCTGCATGTCCTTGCCGGCCTCGACCAGCTTCATGATCTTGGCGTCGTCGAGCGGACCCTTGTGCTTCATCCAGTGCAGCGGATAGCGAGCCTGCGCGGACAGGAACCGCTTCTCGAGTTCCTTGCGGCCCATCTCCAGCGAGAAGAACAGCGTCGGAATGTCGTTGCGGATAGCGGTGTTGCGGGCGAAGTCTCCGGCGAGGACGGACTTGCCCATCGCGGGCCGGGCGGCGATGAGGACGAACTGGCCGGGCTGCAGGCCGCCGGTGAGGTCGTCGAAGTCGATGAAGCCGGTCTGCAGCCCCTCCTTGGGGCCGTTCTCCCGGATGTCGACGACCTCGGCGACGGTGTCCATGATGTCGGTGCCGACGGCCAGGTCGTCGTCGCGGCCGTCGGTGAGGCCGGTGAGTCCTTCGAGGGTGTCGTAGGCGTCCTGGACGATCTCGTCGGGGGTGCGCTCGCGGCCGTGGACGCTGTGGGCCATGCCGTTGGCGGCTTCGAGGATCTTCCGCAGTGCGGCTTTCTCCCGGACGATCTCGGCGTGGGTCTCGGCGTTGCCGACGGTGACGACGGCGTTGACGAGTTCGAACGGGTAGGTATGGCCGCCGCAGCGGGTCAGCTCTCCGTCCCTCTCGAGCCGGTTGGTGAGGGCGATCGGGTCCCGTGCCTCGCCGGAGGCGTGAAGGTCGACGAGCGTGCGGTAGATCACCTCGTGGGCCGGCCGGTAGAAGTCGGCAGGCTCGAGGATCTCGATGACTTCTTCGGTGGCCCGGTCGGACAGGATCATCGCGCCGAGGACGGACTTCTCGGCGGCCACGTCGACCGGCGGCAGCTCCTTGGCGAGCGGCTGCCCGTAGGGGTCGTCGGTGGGCGGCTCGTCGTAATCGTGGGTCACGCGTGGGTCCTCCTGTGGTCTGCGCCGGTGAATCTGGCGGCGGTGGAGCCGCCGTCGGCGAAGCGGGACATGGTTCGGGGGCCGAGCGGGTCGAGCGTGGGCAGGTTGGTGGAGATGAGGGTGGGGAGCTGGTTCTGCCAGCGGGCGTCGATCAGTTGGGCGATCGCGTCGACGGTCCACGGGTACAGCTGGGTGGCGCCGAGGTCGTCGAGGGCGAGCAGTGGCGCCTCGGCCCAGGTGCGGAGCTTTTCGCGGTCGACGGGCCGGTCCGCGGCGGCCTTGAACTCGAAGTCGCTGACGAGGTAGTAGCGGCCGAACCAGCCGCGGCGGATCAGCAGCTCACCGGTTTTCCACAGGTGCCAGGTCTTGCCGGTGCCGGGCTCTCCGAGGAGCAGCAGCGAGGCGTGGGATCCAGTGAGGTAGTTCTCGATCCACTGGCTGACTTCGGGGCGGACGGTGCCGTCGGCGACGAATGCTTTGGGCCGGCGGGCGAGGTAGCGGTCGAGGGTCTGGTCGCGGATCTCGGCGCGGGCGGCGGCCTGTTCGGCATCGTGGCGGGCTCGCCGCCCGTCGGGGGTGGTCATCAGAAGGGCCTCGAGTTCTCGTAGTCCTCTTTGGTGGGCACGGGCGCGGCGGCACCGGTGGCGGGGTGGGGGCGGTTCGGGGCGGTCCAGCCGCCGGCCACGGCGCGCAGCTGGGGTCCGGGCTGCGGGTCGGGCTCGTCGTCGTAGCAGCCCTTGTCGAGCCAGTTGGCCGGGTACTTCGTGTACTTGGGGTCCTGGCCGAAGC